TCTACGGTACAGGGATGCGGAATCTCGTTTGTGTTTGGACACGATGAGATTTATTACGAACCACAGGTAGGCGATATGTATATCTTTGAGTCTCACGTGCAACACAGGGCTCATCCTTCATCCCATCAAAAAAGATTATCATTAAATTTAGAAATACGAGCAAAAACCCCCTTGCACTCGGAGTAAAACTGAGTATAATGGAATCATGGCAATTACGCCAATACACAACATCATGACAATATACGTCAATTAAGGAGAAAAATTATGTTGTACCCAAAAGAGGTGAAGTTAGAACTACCACCAGAAAAAATTGTTCTTACACTACGAGAGTTGTTGTTTGACGGTTATACGTTAGACGATGGTTCTTCATTCGTTATCGGTATGGTTGACACTCAACCAGTAGGTCAGAGGTTAGAAGTAACCACAGACACCGAGAAATCAGAAGGCATTATCACAAGCATCATCGATAATATTAATATCGGTGAGATTACTGTTTGTGCTTCGCCTGATAATCCTGAAGGTTATGCTTACGAGTCTATTGACGGCGGTCATAGAAAAAGAGCAATCATCAACTACATCACAGGTAGAGGTCAGAAGGCCTTTACAGTGCGAGGGTTGAAATTCAGAGAACTTCCACAGGAAGAACAAGACGCCATGCTTGACAAGAAAGTCACAGTGGTGATCTATCCTATATTAGACACCTTTGTTAAGGGTTACATATTCAGAACTCTTAACATTGCAACCGATGTCAATCACCAAGAAATGTGTAACTCATTTGGTGACATTGATGTCGCTAATGTCATACGTGAAGCCGTTCGTGTTGTCGATGGTATTTGGAATACCACACACGAGTTGTTCGAAAGAACAGCATCAGGTCACTTCAAACTCTTAGAGTTCAACAATTTGAGATTGAAGACCGATGAGTTAGTGGCACGAATTATGTTTCGTTTGACACAGAAAACAAAACTTGGTGAATCTTCGGATGCCCAAGTTCGAAAAATGTACGAAGAGTTTGACGGTGATATTGAGTCACTGAAGATCGAACTCTACAAAGTGTTAGACTACCTAAGAATCATGGCAGTCATACACAAGCAACAGTTCGGCAAAGGACTGTCACAACAAGACTTTAAATTGTTGACCTTTTTGTTCTACTGGTTACTAGACGAAGTAGGAACTTTTTCGATTGATGACCCTAAAAGTTATTTGGTCGATTACAAGAAGGCCTTTGCGACATTAACCAACCATGCAGGCAAATACGGTAAGATGATGAATCCTACCGACATTGATCAGAAACCACGTTTCATTTCAGAATCGTTTAAAGGTTATCTTGGTGCACCGCATCACAAGAGAAAGATCGAACAAGTCGTGCATTGGTTACTCTTAGAGTTTACACCGACACAATACATCGTTGCGAAGGATAAGAAGAGAACTTATACTTACGAAGAGAAAGTGAGAAAACTCTTAGACCAAAACTTCATTTGTGCCATCACTGGTGACAAAGTCACAATGGATGATTGTGAAGCAGCCCACATTGTTTCACACTCAGACGGTGGTTATACTACTTACGATAACTTTGTGATGTGTCGAACAGAACACAACAGAGCCATGGGTAGTATGAACCTTGAAGATTATAAAGAAACCTACTTGAAGAATCTCAACAAGTAGGTTATACTGGTAAGAATAGGGCGAAAGCTCGGGTGAGGGTGAGTGTCAAGTATCACAAAATCCACAAGTATTACACGATTGATGTGTGCGACACAACCCCACCTTCTTTTTAAAGGAAATTAATTATGTTAGAATTTTTATGGACAGTTCCCACATTTCTTTTTCATTTGATGATCGCCATACTCTTTTGGGGTCTTATCATAGGTGTGGTTGGATTCTCAGTCAGTTGGTTATACGAAGAAGGATATGTAAGCAAACTCAAAAATAAATTTACCAAAAAGAAAAGTAAAGACGATGAGGATGACTATATAGGAGTATAATATGGATATGAACACCTTTTCACTCCTCGTCTTTCACATAGCTTTCATTGCAGGACTATATTGGTATGCACACGAGCAAGGCAAAAAAGAAGGACGCTCTGAAATGGTGGGTGATCTTTTAGATCGTAGACTCTTAACAGTCGATAAACTCCAGAAAGAATACGATATACATCCTTAAGGTAAAAAATTTATTATGAAAATTCTTGGTATTAATATTTCCCATGACACGTCAGTCGCAGTCGTTGAAGACGGCGAAGTCACACAAGTCCACGAAGAAGATAGAGTTCGCAGATCAAAGTATTGGGATCCGCAAAAACTTCCTTTATCTGAATTAAATCTACAGGCAATCGAACACAAAGGGTTATATGATTGTGATCATGCCGCTTTTGCTACGTTTGATAGACGTACCTTTGATCCACAATTCAGTGACTTCTTTGCAGAGGATCGTCTGTTACAAAAAGATGTGATACAAAAAATCACGGCACAACAGATGTCAAACAAAAGGTGGGATGAAATACAAGAAGAATTTGGCAGTGAAGTATTTCCTACGATTGTTGAGAACGTAGGCAATGACGAAGAAATCAAAAACGCTATCTCTAATCAGTTAGAGACACCTAAAGAAAACATCCACATGGATATAACACAACATCATTACTATCATGCCGTTTGTGGTTCTCATCTATCACCTTACGAAGAAAGTTTAGTGATCACTTGGGACGGTGGTGGTGCAAACACCTACAACGAAGAATGGCCAGGTTACCAAGAGATCGAATGTATTTGGCATCATCAAGGCGATAAGATCACTCCTTTATGGAAACGTTTATCTAACCACAGAACGTTGGATGAACTCCAAGGCACTTATTTTTCTGGATGGGATGAAGACTGTCTTAAATGTTTACAAGACGAGGAAGTCGAAATAGACGGTGTCCCTTGTGTTTTTACAGCCATGCCTTCTATGGGTATGAACTTCTCTAATATGTCGTATGCTTTAGGTTGCGATAAACTAGGTCGTGCAGCTGGTAAAGTTATGGGTATGGCATCGTACAGTAAGATGTTACCTAACGTTCATACAAAACATACATCAGCACAAAGACTCGAACACGATTCATTAGAACATGCTAAGACTGTAATTCAAAGAGCAATCGATATGAAACCAGATGTAAAGAACATTGTTCTTTCTGGTGGGTATTCATTGAATTGTACAAACAACTACAAATATCTACAGGCATTTCCTGATCATCAATTCTTTGTTGATCCAATCCCACATGATGGTGGTACAGCAGTTGGTGTTGCCTTAGATTTATGGAGAACACTCAATGCTTAATACTCAGATTCATAGAACACTCGAACCAGTTTTAGACCAACTCATTGACAATGAGCAAATCGTTGCAATCTTTCAGAATCATTCAGAATGGGGACCTCGAGCATTAGGTAACCGATCTATTCTATTTGACCCTAGACATCCAAATGCTAAGAACATTGTTAACACAATTAAGAAGAGAGAACATTACAGACCTTTTGCTTGTACAGTTATGGCTGAACATGCAAATGATTACTTTGAAATGTTACAACTACCTGAGTCACCTTGGATGTCCTTTGCTATTCAGTGTAAAGAGAAAGCACTAGAAGATATTCCAACTTTAGTTCATGCTGACAACACATGCAGAATGCAGACTGTTACAGAAGAACAAAATCCAAATTACTACAACCTTATCAAAGGTTTCTACGAGAGAACTGGTGTACCAATTATATTCAATACATCATTCAATCTTGGTGGTGAAGCAATCGTTGAGAACGTGTACGATGCAATCGATACATGTAACAGATCAATGATCAATCACCTCTACATTCCTGAAGACCAAGACTTCTACATTCCTTACGAATGTATTAGAGATAAATCTCATCTACGTGTAGACCTAACTGCCGATGAAGAAGACCTTCATGTCGAGGAAATGAAAGAAGACAAACGCTTTGATGAATAAATACCTACATGGAAACTATCATAGAGGTAACAGATGAAGCTATTCAAAAACTTCTTTCGAAAAAAGAAAAAGAACGATTTAGTTATATACGGCTTGGGATTACAGGCGGAGGTTGCGCTGGCTTTGAGTATATTTTTGATTCTACTAGCGATAGACCTGATGCTGACGGAGACGTTGTAGTAGATTACGGCGAATTGCAGTTCGTTATAGACAAACTCTCATTACCCTATTTACTAGGAATGACACTCGACTTTCGCAAAGAAGGTCTCAATGAAGTATTTAAATTTATAAATCCTAAAGAAGAGGCTTCATGTGGTTGTGGTGTCTCTATTAACTTTGACTTAAATAAAGTAGAACAAGATGAAAAGAAAATCTTTGCAATTAATGTTGGCTAATCTTAGAGCAACCATGTTTAGCCATTTACGAAGCACACACATGAATTATTTTCAACATCTTCTACATGCATGGAGAATGGCAGGTATTCTCATCGTACATGGTCTTATACCATGGGTATGGGAAACTAAAGTGAGCCAAGAAATATTAGATTATGAAAACAGCGTCAGCAAAAGCAAAAGGTAGAAACCTACAAAAGTGGGTTGTAGAAAAACTAGTCGAACACCTTAAAGCCGATCCCGAAGATATCGAATCTAGACCAATGGGTTCTAGTGGTGAAGATGTGATTATGGGAAAACAGACTAGACAAAAATTTTCCTATAGTATAGAATGTAAGAATCAGGAGAAGGTGAATGTATGGGAAGCATACAAACAGGCAGAGGCAAACTGTAAAGGTTACGAACCAGTTGTGGTTATAAAACGTAATCATCACAAACCTCTAATTGTTATAGATGCAGAAGCATTCATCAAACTACACAATGAATGAACGAGAAAGGCTAATCGATTTATACAGATCAGGTCATGAAGACAGTGAAGAACAATGGGCAGGTTGGTCATTAAGTAAACATGCACCACTTATTAAGTTAATGTTCGAAACACATGATGTTAAGAATGCATTAGACTTTGGTTGTGGTAAAGGTTATCAATACTATTACAATCCATTTGCCGATCCAAAAGTGTTTATTCATCCAGAAAAAGTATGGGGTTTTATTCCTGAGTGTTATGATCCAGGAGTAGAAATGTGGCAAGAGTTACCAGATGGACCATTCGATGCTGTCATCTGTACAGATGTCATGGAACATATACCTGAGAATCACATACAAGAAGAACTAGAAAAAATATTTGCACGAGCAACGAAGTGTGTTTACTTCAACATTAGTTGTCGCCCAGCTTTCGCTACATTGAAAACAGGAGAAAATGCTCACTGTACTGTTAAACCATCAACATGGTGGGATGAACAGATTGCAATTGCAAATAAAAATAACATACATGTAGAAACAATGTATGAGGGAGAAGGATTATGAAAGGTCAAACTTTTTTTCCATTTGGACCACCAATCTTTGTGGGACAAATTGATGATAGTATATTAAGTGAGTTTCAATCACGTTTAGATAAGTATGAGAATCAGGATGTTCCTGAAGAAAAAGATGCTTCAGGTCGTTTAGCTGGTCGTGTCAAAAAACAAATGGTCATACAAGAAGATATGTCGCAAGCCGCTATCGATGAGATATTAGGTGTAGCAGCCATGTATTACAATGGCGTATTCAAAGAACAAGACGCTACATGGACAAAAGATCACTTCGCATTAGACGGATTATGGGTCAACTTCCAAAGGGCAAGAGAGTATAATCCACCACACATGCACAATGGTGCATTCTCATTTGTTCTATATACCAAAAATACCATTGACTACAGCACTGTACAACAAAATGAGTATGATGATAGGGCACAGATAGAAGAAGGCCAGAGAAAGTTAGGTGGAAGTATTGATCTACTCTATGGAGAAAATAACTTTCTTAACTGGACAGAATACAATTTCTTTCCTGAACCTGGCGATATCTTAATGTTTCCGTCATGGTTAAAACATACGGTGTTTGCATTCTACCAAGAAGATGCTGTACGAGTAAGCGTAGCAGGTAATATTAATTTTAAGTAATGAACAAAATACAAGAAGCAATGAAACGAAAGGTCGCCAACGCCATGGGTGAGGTGGAGTACCAAATCGATTGCTTCATGGATAATAATTACAAGTCCAATTTCAAAATGGACAAGTATCTAAAACAACTAGGTTTCAAAAAGAGATTAGTCTTAATGATTAGAGAGGAATTCAACCCCCAGCTGGAAGAACTCCAGAGTGACGAGGAACAATTGATTGAAGGATACTCATTCATGACTAAGCCCCAAAAGAAAAGATTCATCCAGTTTCTTCTACAGATGCAGGAGGGGTGTGATAAGTACATAGCACTCAACGAGTCCAAATGGAAGTCAGAAACACAACTCAAACGAATAAGAAACAAAGCAAAGAAAAAACACCAAGAAAGACTAGCAGATATAGAAGCGAACAAGGGTAGAAAGTTTAGACAGTAAAACCCTATTGACGGTAACACACATTATAATGTACCATTTATAACATGATATTAATAGACTTTACTCAGACCATCATTGCTGGGTTGATGGCACAACTAAAGAGTAACAATGACGAGATTAATGAGAATATGCTACGTCATATGATTCTTAATTCTCTTAGAAATTACCAGAAAAGATATGCTGACGAGTATGGAGAAATAGTTCTTTGTACAGATGCAGGTAATCCATGGCGTAGAGATTTCTTCCCTTTGTATAAAGCAAATCGTAAGAAGTCACGTGAAGCAGACGATAGAGATTGGACTTTAATCTTTGATACGTTACAGAAAGTTAAAGAGGAAATACGTGATAACTTTCCTTACAGATACATGTACGTTGAAAGATGTGAGGCAGATGATATCATTGCTGTACTAGTCAAACACGCCACTGAACCTGTACTGATTGTGTCAGGTGATAAAGACTTTCAACAGTTACATGATCAGAACGTAACTCAGTGGTCTCCAAACTTAAACAAGTTTGTACAGTGTGAAGACCCTAGTCTGTTTCTACAAGAACACATTCTTAAAGGTGATAAGTCGGATGGCATACCAAACATTCTATCTAACGATGATTGTTTAGATCAAGGTATCAGACAGACGCCATTAAGAAAAAATATGTTAGAAAAATATCTTAGGATTAGTATTGAATCCGATGATAAATACTATCGTAACTATTTAAGAAATCAAACGTTGATTGATTTGAGTTTTATACCAGATGATATAGAACAATCTATATTAGATGAGTATAAACAAACTGCAATTGTTATTGGTAATGTTTTACCATACTTGCAGAAACATAGACTCAATCAACTACTAGATCATGCAGGAGATTTTGCAATATTATGAGTACAGAGAAAAAACGAGGAAGAGGTCGACCAAAAGGTGCACCAAACAAACCTAAAATGGAGTTGGTGACTGAGAGGATTAACCTTACAAAAAATGCAGACTGCTTTGAGATTCTATGCCAAGCTAATTTAGTGGCAGAAGATAACGAAGATAATGCAGTTAATGGATTGAGAGCATTTCAGGACAGAAACGGTGCTGTAAGATATGTGTTACAATGGTTGTTCAGCGACAACATCAAGTCAACACTACCTGAAGGTAAAACACCTTACAAACCTAACGATGCACCAGGTCCTGATCTATCAGAGTCACAGTTAAAGTTTGAAACTAGAAAGTTCAAATACTTTACTACAGAACAAGTACCACAACTTAGACGTGAAACAATGTGGATAGAACTACTTGAAAGCATTCCTGCTAAAGAGGCAGAAATGATGGAACTAGTGAAAGATAAGGTTAACCCCTTTAAAAATATCACTAAGGAACTTGCTCAGAAAGCTTTTCCTACAGTTCAATTTTAAATAAATATATTAGTCGGCAGGGACTATACATAGAATTAAAGGGAGAGTTTATAATACTTTCCGATATGTAAACTTTCTGGTCGAGTCCGACTCCATGGATATTTTGAGGATAAAAAAATTATGGCAGAAAATGAAGTGAAATCAGCATTCGCTCAAGAACAAGTCGCAGAGAAATCTGAGTCAGAACGAATTCGTGAGCGTATTCAAAACTACAAAGCACAGATAGACCCAAAGATTCTATCAGTTGTTCCAGCATTATTAGAATCACAACTTAAGGCAGGTCTAGTTAAATCTAATGAACTAGAGGCACTTATTGTTGTTAGAGACGAATTTAACAAAGCATCAATTGACTACAATACAGAACTCGAAAGAGCACAAAGACGTTTACAAGAATTAGCAGAAACAGAACTGGCTGCTAAACAAGAAGAACTTGCAAAACGTGAAGCAGAAAAAGAACAAGAGATAGTCAATGAGAGAGTTGCAAGAAAAACTGCTGAACAAGAATTAAAGATTGCTTTAGCAAAACTAGAAGCACTACAAGGTGTACAAAGCAATGTCACTTCTATGGACGTAGAACCGCCTGCATTAGCACCAGCGCCTACGCCTGCACCAGAACCTAAACCAAAATCAAAAGCATGGGAAATGATTCGAGCTGGTCGAGCTCAAAAAGAAGAAGAACCTGAAGCAAAATTATTTGAACCAGAAGAGTTTACATTAGATGTACCAGAAGATGCAAAAGGTACAGAAGAGTTCCTAAAAGAAGTAGAGTCAGTTCAATCAGAAGCAGAAGTTAAACCTACTGTTAAAGATGAAGACATGGCAGCCGCTCATGATCTGATTGATGAGGAAATTACAGACTTAGGTGAAGACTTACCTACACTTAAAGTCGCAGAAGAAGACGAAGAAACAAAACCTACATTCTCAGGACCAACGATTACAGGTGGCAATGCACCTAATCTTAAAGTCCAAATAGAAGAAGGTAAAACAATCGAAGCAAGACTAGATAAACCAATCAAGTCATATGACTCGTTAGAAGATTTGCAGGCCGCTGTTGATGAAAAAAACGAACTCAGACAAAAGTCCTTAGACGAAGAGTTAGATGAAGCAGAAGAAGAATTCGAAGAAATCGTAATACCTTCTGAGTCAGAGTTAAAATCAATGACTAAAAAAACCATCGCTGAAACCGCTGATGCTCTAAACTTTGAGGGCATCGTTACATCATTAACTAAAGAAGAAATGATTTCTAAATTCGTTCTAGCAACACAAGATTACATTCAGTCTTTACAAGATGCAGGCGAATTTATTGCCGCTAGTGAAACAGATGTAAAGGACGGTTCAGATGATTCCGATGATCACAGGGACGGTGGATATTTCTAGGTCGATAGTTAGAAATATATTACCAGAACAAATAAGTCCAAACTACGAATCAGAACTTTCGAACATCGAGGGTGCTGTTCGTTTGGACTTACCTCCTCTCTTTTCATCTTATCTTGGATGTAGATACGAATGCAATGATGTATGGGTAGATGAACTAGAAGATAGACTAGAACTATCTGTATTAAAAATATCTGATACTCAACAAAAGAGCAAATTGTATTGGTTTAATCCAAGAAGAAACCCAAAATATACAGACATTAATCCAGATGAAGATTCACAATTCATCGTACTATATAATAGCAAGTTTACCGTAGGTAACGGTATAACTTTGAAGATGATCGAACAAACAGACGATAAGGAACGTCACATTGTAATATATGAAAATATTGATCATGGGGTTACCAGGATCGGGAAAGACAACTCTAGCTAGAGAACTTTCCTATCACTTTTTAATTCCGCATTTTAATGCTGATACGTTAAGAGAAAAAGCAGACGATTGGGATTTCTCGGATGAAGGAAGACTTAGACAGGCATATCGCATGTCTTTCTATGACTTCGGTATATTTGATTTTGTTTGTCCACTACCAAAGATGAGAGACGTGATAGACGCTGATTTCACCATATGGATGGACACAATCGAAGAAAGTAGATTTGAAGACACCAACAAAGTTTTTCAAGAACCAGATAAATATGATTTAAGGATTACAAAATGGATTGGACTAAACCAACTACACAACTCCTTGGAAGATTTCAACCGTGGCACCAAGGGCATACAGAGTTATTTAAAAGAGCAATTGCCAAAACTGGTCAAGTAGTTATCTTACTTAGAGAACAAGACGGTACAGATAGTAACCCTTTTGATTTTGAAGAACGAGAAAATGAAATCGTTGTTGCATTAGCAAAAGAGGGTTTTAGTGTACTAGATGATTTTACAATTTTAAGAGTTCCTAACATTACACACATAACATATGGTCGTGATGTTGGTTACAAGATAGAACAAGAAACACTAGGTGCTGAAATAGAAAGTATCAGTGCCACTAAAATAAGAAATGCCAGACTCAATAAAGAAGTCTCTAGCTAAAACATTTAGTTGGAGAATAACCGCCACCATAACAACGATACTCATCGCATACATCTTTATTGGTGATATATCAATCGCATTGAGTATCGGTGGTGTTGAGTTCTTTGCCAAGATGATCATATACTTTGTCCACGAAAGAGTGTGGAATAAGATATAAATACCCATATGAGTATAGAATATAACGATTTCGGTTTTACAGCTATGGATGCAGAAGAACTTGCTTCTGTAGATACTAAAATCGTAGAAAAAACAACAACAGCAAATGAAGTTATTGATAAGATGGATAACTTTATCAGACCTCTATTGGAAAATTTAATGAAAGATAGTGACAAGGATTATATCTATTGGCCTAATCGTTCAGAAATGATCCAAAAACAAATACAAATACTTAACGATATCCAAAAAGGTATTTGACAATAACCTCCATTTTTTAGTATTATGTCTCTTATATTAAATAGGAGAATTACTATGTCTAACTATTCGTGTTACGAAGACAGTAAAGCTGTCAAACAACTCGTAGCGTATGGTCGTCACATGATTACATTATGTGAAGAAAACAAACTATATCCCAAAGACGATTTGATGTGGAATGCAGCCGTTGTATGTGGCAATAAGTTAACTACAATAGGAACACCATGGTCTCGTATCAAATCCGTCACTGATTTGACTGAGAATGAACGTATTGCCTTGAGACATTATCTTGACGTTAAGGGTTGACAATGACCCCCAAAAAATGTAAGGATAACCATGATGATTAAAAAAGGAGACAATATGAAAGACTTAATCTATCTATGCGATAAATTGTGTGATGATCTTAAATCAGAACACCTTAATCAATTCCCTACCCTTACAGACTATCACTGGAATTATGAGATAGGTCGTAAGTATCTTAAGATAATCCAAAACAATGAATACCAAAGATGTGTTTGGGGTTTCATTAACCTGACTGAGTTCACAACCAAGAAAGGCGTGTCTTTCAAAGTTGGTGATGTTCTTAAATCTGCTGGGTGGGCAAAACCTGCTCTGAATGCACCACGTGGTAATCTATTCGATGGCTACGATGTGTTTGGTATGAGAAAATATGGTCCTGATTATTTGAGGTAAGTTATGAGATTGATACTAGGTTTAATTTTAGTTTTAGGTGGTGCTGGGGGTATCGAGAACAATCACGAAACCCTCTTACCATTAGATAGTTTAAGTGTTATAATGGTAGGATTCCTACTAATGTTATGGTTTATTAAAGACGTGGAGGATACAAATGAGTATAACTAATAATAAAGAAATTATCACCACATTTGTGGATGATCATGGTGTAGAACACCATATTAACGATTTTGCACCGTCACCTGAAGATACGTTGCCTGAAGGCACATGTGTTTGTGGTGAGGTAAACTGTTCAGAGGAGTACGCTCACTGGACTAGCGGATTCTAAAATGGATATTTTCATTGGTATAATCTTTCTCACAATCATGGGACTATTCACGTATGTCGGTTGTGTGGTAAGTGAGGAGAAACGAACTAAGAAAAATATACCTCTCATATGGGAGAAGGAGTTTTGGAAATGAATAACAGACATAGGTATGGAGTCCACGGACAACAAGCAGAACGGGAGTTGATCATTCGGCTTCTCATTGGTTTAAGTTCAGTAACAGTTGGTTTTATAATGGGCCTTTTCATAATGTTTGCATCTATGAAAGTCCATGCATCTGATCAGAACAATGAAGTGTATTGTCTAGCACAAAACATTTACTTTGAATCAGGCAATCAATCTATGGTAGGTAAGATTGCAGTATCACACGTAGTATTGAATCGTGTAGAGAGTACATTATATCCTGATACAATATGTGATGTGGTGTATCAAGCGAAATGGCGTGAAAACTGGAAAGGCAATATGGTGCCAGTTCTTAATCAATGTCAGTTCAGTTGGTTCTGCGATGGTAAATCGGATTATCCTGAAGATAGTAAAACATGGATTGAATCTTTGCTACTTGCAAGGCGAGTCTATGATGGTGAATGGACAGATATAACAGAAGGCGCTACTCATTATCATGCAGATTTTGTTTATCCTTATTGGGCAGATAGTTTAAATAGGACAACCACTATTGACAACCACTTGTTTTACAGATAGGATGGAAGAATGAATTTATTTTACTTAGACACTAAACCTACTACATGTGCTAAACTGCACTGCGACAAACACGTGGTCAAAATGATCATAGAATATGCTCAACTTATGTCAACTGCTCATCGTATGTTAGATGGTGTTGAGTATATGGATAAAACTAAGAATGGTAGAAACATTCGTAGATGGCGATTAAATGGTGCTTACAAAGAAGCAATGATTTACAAAGCTTCACATATCAATCACCCTACTGCTGTCTGGACTCGTAAATCAAAAGGCAATTATGAATACTTGTACAGACTCTTTTGTGCTTTGTGTGATGAGTACACACATCGATATGGTAAAGTTCATAAGACAGACGAATTGCTTAGAGACATTCTAGTTGATACACCAGATAATCTTCCTGATGGACGTTTTACAGCACCACCACCTGCAATGCCAGATGATGTCAAAAATGCAAACGTCATTCTAGCGTATCAAAATTACTACAATAAATACAAAAAAGATTTTGCAAAGTGGACTAACAGACCAGTCCCAAGGTTTATGACAGCATGAGAGTTCTAGTTCGAAACTATAGTACAGGCGAAGGTAGTGTTCGTATTTTTTCAGAGAGACCGTTCGGTTATAAACGTTATGTTGTAGAATGGAGATCAGACATTCAACCAGACTACGACTCTACACAAATGTATAGTGGTCTTTGGTATAAAGAAAAAGACGTAATAGAAGAGGTAGAGAAAACTCTTCATTTTGCAGGACAATTATAATGCCAATGTATACAGTACATAATTACGATACTGGAGAAACATACGATGTGTTTCTTAAGTTGGCTGAACGAGAAGAGTTTTTCGAAAACAACCCCAACATCAAACAATTGATATCAGCACCAAGTATTATTGGTGGTGTGACTAAACATAATGTTGGTGGTTTTGGTGAAGTCTTATCTAAAATCGGTGAAGCACACCCAGCCTCACCACTAGGTGATAGTCACGGCAACAAGTCACTTAAGAGAAGAAAAAGTGAACAGATTGTCAGAAAGCATATCGACAAACAGAACAAATCATAATAGGATAGAGTATGACTAAAATTAAGACCAGATTACTGGAGTTTGATGATCTAGAGCGTATCAGCTTAGACACAATACAAGAAGACGGTAAAAGATTCTATGTAGATGGTCAAGGTCAAAAATATCCAAGTGTCACAACAGTTACAAGTTTACTTACAAGAGAACACATTCAATTGTGGCGTAAGAGAATTGGTGAAGATAAAGCAGATGCTATATCTAATAGAGCTGCTAGACGAGGTACGGCATTTCACCAATTAGTGGAAGACTATCTTCGAAGAGAAAAAGAGTTCATAGAGTTTGATGATATTATCCAAGAAGGTATGTTTAAAGGTATTCGACCTGTATTAGATAGTATTGTACCTCTAGCACTTGAAGCACCATTATATTCTGTCAATCTTAAAATGGCAGGTCGAGTTGATTGTGTTGGTTTATTTGAAGACGTGTTATCTATTATCGATTTCAAAACATCATCTAAGATGAAGACAGATGATCAAGTTACACCTTGGATGATTCAAATGACAGCATACGCTATCATGGTAGAAGAGTTAACAGGCATAGAAGTTCCAGAAGTTAATGCTCTCGTTGCTGTTGAAGGTCAAGCAGGATTTCAGTTGTTTTCTGGTGACCCACAAAATTACGTAGAACAATTATGGGATCTCAGAAAGAGATATGAGAATTTATACGGCGTATGATTAATATAGCAAAGTATGATCAACCATGGATTTCAATCGTAGATAATTTTTTGACAGAAGAAGAATGTGCTCATTTCATTACACAATCTGTAAGTCAAATGAAAAAGGCATCTACTATTGCAGGTATGCATCATGCAAGAACTAATTCATATGCATGGTTAAAACATGATCATAGTGAGATTACACAAAGAGTTGGAGATCGTATAGCACAAACAGTAAAGATGCCATTAGAAAACGCTGAGAGTTTTCAAGTTGTATATTATGATGAAGGCGAACAATATCATTATCACTACGATGCATTCGATTATAATGCATTTACAGAAGAAGAAAAAACAAAACATTGGGACAGAGGTGGTCAAAGAATGTTAACTGCATTGTGTTATCTAAACGATGGCTACAAAGGTGGTGAAACAGGATTTAATCAGTTTGGTATTAACGTTCAACCTAAAAAAGGTCGAATGATAGTGTGGTTCAATTGTGAACCACGAACTAATAAAAGGGCAGAAATCTCTCAACACGCTGGTTTACCAGTTACGTATGGTGAGAAGTATGCTATGAATCTCTGGTTCAGAGAAAGTAAATTTACGTAGGAGTAATTATGAGTGAAGTGAAAATTGAAGTCGGTAAGACTTATGAAATCTCATGTGCAAACAAAAAGAGTGTATATGAGTTAGAGTATTGGGCAGATGCCTATGGTGAAGATGCCAAAAAGCGTATCAAAACAGAAACCATGTGGCGAAACGGTGAGTGGTTAATCACACCAACGAATGAAGATGAAGTCGAAATGCTAACAGATGCAATGACTCAAGGAGATTCTGATTGGTTTGAACCACAAGTATTTGAAGAAAATGAGTTCTTAGAATGTTGGGATGGTTGTTCATTCGATGTTGAAATACTAGAGTTTGATGGCGATGATGATGAAAGATCAACATTAATTGAAAATATTGAAGACGAAGGAACTGGTTGGTTCATGGACAATGATTGGGATACCTATGATTGTGAATATCTATTCTATGGTCCAATTGTAGTAGAAGAAACAGATAAGGAGATATTCTAATGGCAGATTTTTATAACGAAGAGAAGTTTACTCTAAAACAAGATTGGAATTGGGGTAAGATATTTCATAAAGCAGATGATTGGATTCATCAACAAGCATACGATAATGCATATGACAGTATGTTAGAGTATCTTGAAATAGGAAGTGAAGACGAACTTACCGAAGTTCACTTAGACGAATGTCAAGCACTTATTGATTACTTAGAAACTCCTTATTCAGAAGATGGACAAGGTATGGATATGAATGGTCATAGTCCAACATACTATGCATACTATAGAGTCATGATGGATTGGATTGAGAACTTTGATTACGATGAAGTTCAAGGAGCACCATTATCGTGATAGGCAAAAAAGAATTTACAGAACAAGTAGAACGTCTACTAATAGGAAACAAGGCAGATGTTATGAGTGCCATACTTAAAGTATGTGAAACAAATAACATAGAACCAGAAGGTGCAAAAAGACTTCTTTCAACTCCTCTTAAAGAGAAACTAGAGGCAGAGGCAAAAGGTCTTAAACTAATAGAGAGAGGCAAAACAACGAGAGCGTCTCTTTCTTCTTTTTTTAACTAGGAGTATATTATGAAAAAAGGTGATGTAGTATCAGTTGTAACCGTTAGCGGTGAATACGTTGGTAAAATGAGAGAATGGTCAGACAAAGGTCTAGTGATCGATGACCCTCGTATGATTTTATCTAATCCTGAAACAGGTCAAATGGGATTTGCTAAAGGGATTGCAGTTACAGGTGAAGAGAATCCAACCGAAGCAACTTTCAGTACAGTTGTCTTCGTATGTAAATCAAACGATAAGGTTACTGAAGCACACCAACTTGCTACAGGTTCAATTGTAACACCAGATAGTAAGATCGTTAAGTAGTGAATAGTAGAGATAGTTTTGATGCTTATCAGTTGTATCTTGGTATAAAGTTACACTTTTATACCGACAGTTATAACTTCATTCAGTACAATGGTAAAGTCAAAGCTGATCTCAAATCATTTCTTAAACGTAACGATAGGTTTCAATTTGGTAAACTAGCACGTAAGTATAATAGAGACTTACAAGATTTCTATATTGCGAATCTTTCATTCAAAGACTATTGGGTTGGTGATCTATTAGAACCAGATGCACACAAACGTTACACTGAATGGAAGAAACGTAATCAAAAGCTAAAGTATATGTTCGAAACAGAGGTAGGAAAGATCCTGGAAAAGAAGAAAATACAAGAGGTTTTGAAGGTAGAAAATGGAAGTCATCCGTGGCTTCTGAAACAATACTTAGCAAATAACATATCAATTGAAACAATGTCTATACTAGATTCAATAACAAACTATAGTACAGACTGGAGAAAACTTATATCAGAAACTATAATCTATCCTGATATACAGAACAAGATAGACAAATACAAAGTATTCTTATCATACGATTACGATAAGTTTAAAAAACTATTAATTAAATTATGCTCACAATAGTAGGTAACGGACCTAGTAGACTCAACTATGATCTTAATGAGTTAGATCACTGGTGGGGTTGTAATGCTATTTACCAAGATTGCATTCCTGATTTACTGTTTGTGAGTGACTTAGCACCTCAAAGAGAGGTGTTGTTAAATAATTATTACCATGATCATAAGATAGCAGTGGGTTCATGGGAGATACATGGCATTGAAATGCTTGAATTGATGCGAACAGGATTTGAATATTCGCACAATGATATCCGTGTAGATGTTGACTTAGAGAAACACGATAGATTTATAATACAAGGTAATGATTCGTATGTTGACTTCGTGGGTATATCCAGCTCTCACGGAAACAACATAGTTATGTATAATATTCCGCTGCTCAAGAACATGTTTACAGGTTTATGTGCTGTAGGTCATGCTATAACACAAGGTCATAAAGAGGTATGCTTACTTGGATTTGATGCTTTACAATATGATAATCCAGGTAATGTTTATGAAGGTAGATACAATTATTTACCTAAATATACCAAAGAGGAACGTGTGTACACAGCACAACGTTCTCAGTTTATTGCTTTATTAAAGAAGTTTCCAGATATTGATTTTTATTGGAAAAACTCACTAGATGAAAACGAAAAAATAGAGTATAATAAACTTGATTACTATGAAAGTAGTGATAGGTGGATTCTTGGTCACGGCTTCGAAAATGACTTCATTGAACTCGAACTCGAAATACCAGACGAAGAATCTTTAGATTAATACAATGCGATACAATGCTAATACAATGCGATACTATAGGAGAATACAATGTCGACATCATTAGATAAACTAAGGGCAGCAATGGAAACTGCCTCACCAACTCAAGGTGAAACAAAATCCTACGATGATGATAAGTACTGGAAACCAGAATTAGATAAATCTGGTAACGGATATGCAATCATCAGATTCCTACCAACACCTGAAGGAGAAGAAATGCCATGGGCATCTTACTTCGACCATGGGTTCCAAGGACCTGGTGGGTGGTACATAGAGAAGTCTTTGACAACTCTAGGTAAAAAAGACCCTGTGTCAGACTACAACAGTCAGTTGTGGAATACAGGCATCGAAGCCAACAAAGAGATTGCACGTAAACAGAAGCGTAGACTTCATTATGTGTCTAACATCTATGTTGTTTCAGACCCTAAGAATCCTCACAACGAGGGTAAAGTTTTCTTATACAGATATGGTAAGAAGATTTTCGAAATGTTGAAAGAAGCAATCTCACCTGCTTTTGAAGATGAGAGTGCTATTAACCCCTTTGATCTCAGAGAAGAAGGTGCGAACTTCAAAATCAAAATCAGAAAGGTTGATGGTTATTGGAACTATGACAAGTCAGAGTTCGATACTCAAATGCCACTGTTTGACGATGAAGCTCAGTTGAATACTATATATTCTTCACTGAATTCTTTGAACGAGATTATATCACCTGATCAATTCAAATCCTATGATGAATTGAAAGAGAAACTAGACAGAGTTCTAGGTCTCTCAGGTAACGTCTCAACATCAACTGCTGAATCAGTTGCAGAAGACCTAGAAGAAGTGCCTTGGTCTAATGTCAACACTGAAGCGGTTGCAAATGAGCCTGTAATCTCATCAGCAGAAGCATCTGTCGGAGAAAGTTCAGATGATGATGCGATGGATTACTTTAAGAAGTTAGCTGATAGCTAATTTCTTGGAATAGGGAGTAGTCGTTTTTTATTATGTGTCCTATGAAAGCGACTACTTGACTGAGACCGTGGAAATGGGGGAACTCAGTATGGGTAAGGATATCGTGAAAAAGCGGGATATCTCGTGTAGAGCGGGCTGCTGTAACAGTTTGGGGCGACTACACCTTTTTTTAAAAAGTCACTAGACAGTAACTAACAATTTTTAATATAATATAACTATGACAAGTGTAAAACCAAGGCAACACCCTAAGACTAGGAACGTTGAACCTTTTGATCGTATGTTACGTAGATTTAAAAAACTATGTGACAAGAAAGGCATCGTCAAAGAAGTGAGAGACAGAGAACATTATGTCAAACCTTCAGTGAAGAGAAACGAGAAGAATCAAGCTATCAAAAGAAAGCGTAAGTTAGAGGCTAAGAGGTCTCAACAAAAGGGTTATAGACGTAGATAGTGATCTACAATAAACTTAAATCAGCTGCATATGGTGAGGGAAGAAAATACTTTCGTTGGTGGTTGATTTGGACAAATAGATTATGATTAGAGTAGGTATAAATGGATTCGGTCGAATAGGTAGAAACGTCCTAAGGGCGATCTACGAGAGAAATGATTATGACGTAGAAGTTTGTCAAGTAAATGATTTAGGTGATATACATTCCAATATACATTTACTTAAGTACGATTCTACACACGGTAGATTTAACAAAGATGTCTTTGCATTGCCTGAAGGTGGTTTTAGAATACAAGATAAGAATTATCCTGTTGCTAATTCAAATCATTTAAACATTGAGTATCACTCTAAAAGAAACCCTAGTCTTGTACCATGGAATTGTGATGTACTTATAGAATGTACAGGTGCATTTACAGACGGAGATCGGTTTCGAAATATGCCATGGCAAACAATCATAGCACAACCTGCTTCTAACGTAGACAAGACCATTGTCTATGGTATCAATCACAAAACAATCGAAGACACCGATAGAGTCTTCTCTAATGCATCATGTACTACAAACTGTATATCATGGTTAGCAGATATCATTGATGAGACATTTGGACTTGAACATGGTTTTATGAATACAGTTCATGCATACACCAACGACCAAGTTATAGTAGACTCTCACCATAAAGATAAGTATCGAGCAAGATCAGGTGCAAACAATATCATACCTACAAAAACAGGTGCAGCTGAAACAGTTGCTAAGATACTACCACATTTAGAAGGCAAACTTACAGGATTTGCAACACGTGTACCTGTACAGAACGTTTCTATGTTAGACTTTACATTTAGAACAGAACGACCTACAACAAAGGCAGAGATTAGAGATAATCTCAGATTAAGAGAAGTGCAATGTCCTGAGTTCTTTGGATTATCAGAAGAACCACTAGTTAGTTCAGACTACAACCATGATACGAGATCATGTATCGTTGATTGGAATCAAACTCAGTTCTTAGATTCAAGAACCTTTAGACTTGTTGCATGGTACGATAACGAGTGGGCATTTGCCAATCGTTTAATTGATTTGGTGCGACATGTCGGGAAAAGGTAGTAAAAGAAGACCACAGGTCATTTCAAACGATCAGTTTGCTCAGGCGTGGGATAATATCTTCACTCGTAAGGTAACGCCAGATCATGGCAAGACCCAAGTTCATAAAGATAAGACTAAGGTAATTCCTAGAAAACAGAAATATAAAGATTAATCACTAGCTGTTTTGGGAAATAAGGCAGAATTCAAGTGTGAAACTCTATTGCCGTATTCACCTTGAGAGTAATTGGTATTATTAGTTTGAATAACGCTAGTAGCATTAATATCATTAGCAGAAGCGTAATTTCCTAGAGCTTCATATAATTCCTCTATGGTTATGCCTGTATTAGCTGCAATTGATTCTATAGTGTCATTAATTTCTCTTTGAGAATCTTTAAAACTATCAAATTCTCCTTGTTCGTCTGTTGAGGTTGTCCAATCCCATGCATCACCATTTTTTGCATACCAATCATTAAAGTTTTGCATATCTTTCAACATAGTTAAGAATTGAGGACCCAAAGCATCTGCCTCTTCTTGCCATGCTGCAAATACACCTTCACCATATGTCGTATCTGGATCAGGTGTAAGTTCAACAGCACCTTCATATGATTGGAGATTAACGCTATCCATTATTTGTTTGTCTATTTGTGCTTCAGCCCTGTCAATAATTTGTTGTGCTCTCCTTAGTTTCGATTCGTCAGATTCATCATCTAAACTACTCATACCAAAACCACCATATGGTGAACTATTTGCGGACATAAGTGACAGATTCATATTTTGAGTACCAAGGTTTTCCGCCAATTCTTCAACAGTTTTAATTCTAAATCCACCACCTTCTACTTTTTCAAATGGTGAACTAAGATCACCTGCGCCTGTGAACATTCCAAGATTGTTGTCATTTGCTGCCACTGAGAAAGTTTGATCGTGTATTGGAATCATTACATTGCCATCTGCTCCAACTTGATAACCAGTGCTATATCTAAGAGCTTGATATTTGTCGAAAGATGCATCGTTTAAGAACTGGTCTTCTGTTACTGGTGAACCATCTGGATTTGATAGAGTTAAATAACCATCAAAAGTATCAGGCATAATTAAATTGTCATCAATATTTCTGGCCTCAACATCTACATTATCTATCTTAGATTCTTCTATAACTTTACTGATATTTTCAACATTTTGTTTGCCAATCTCGGTACTAGAGTCTAATTGTTGTTCATTAATTCTATCGACTACCTCTTCTGTTGCTCTTAAAACTTGTCCTTCTGGATCATATTCTCTTGTGATGACATCGCCAATGACTCCTGTTCTTTCGTCTGCGAACATATTCTTTCTATACTTTTCAAGTTCTTCAGGACCTATAATACCATCTCTTGCCAATTTATCAAAAGCTTCTTTTAAACCAAATAACATTTCTTCATCTGTATACTCACCTTTACGAAGTCTTTCTTCTGCAGCCTTAATTTCTTCTTCGGATGCTCCTGTTCGTTTCATTGTTTCGAGATTGGTTTTCGCTGTTGTTTTTAGATATTCACCAACATCATCCATGTACTTGTTAGACGATAAATTCATTGCTATCTGTTCTTGTTGAAGTTGTTCAACGAGCTCGTCTTTACCAAAAACTTTAGCTATACCAATAGAAATATTGTAACCCATGTTTCTAAGACCAGTGACAAACTCACCTTTCTTAAAATAGTTCCACAACGCCATGATTCCAAGAACTAAAGCACCAAGTAACAGACCCCAACCTAGAATTGGCAATAGTAAACGACCAATACCACCTAATAATCCGCCTCTTGCTTTAGCGTCTTTTTTGTCTTTATCCTTTATGTCTTTTTTCTTTTCTTTCTTACGTTTCTTATCATCATCTTTGTCTTTCTTTTTAAAGATAGCTTTTAAAGGAACTGCAAGAATCTTGCCAAGACCCATTATAATATCAAAGACTGCTTTGAGTTTATCGAACAACATTTTCAGAGGTGTAAACATAGCACCGCCTCCGCCAAACAATTCATTAACACCACCCTTAATTTGATCAGTACCTTCTTTAAAAGGCTCAAACGCCTTCTTCATAGTTTCTTGGAAGTTCTTAAAGAATTCTTTCTGATTTTTTACGGTGTTGGTATCATCTGTTTTCTTACCATTTTTACCATTTTTTTCATTGACTACTGTGAATTCAGCATCTATGATTGTAACAGGTAATGCTTTAGATGTTTTTCCGCCACCAGGATTTGGATTTGGTAATGCTAATGTCGCCATTTATTATTGCTTCCCGAATGCTTTACCAGCTTCTGCAATACCAAATGACCCTAATGTTACCACAACAAATGATGTGTAGATTGTGTCTGATATTACTAAGTCTACGCCATTAAGACCTGTGATTAGGTCAACAATACCAAAAGCAACCATCATTGCAAATGATATGAAACCTATAATTGATTTTTCGTTAATTGCATTGTCATCCATGAAAAGAGCACCAAGTGAAAACTTCTCTTTAGGCTTTGCTTCGATAGCTGCCTTTTTGAGGTCTTTGGTTATCTCTTCCATTTCTTTGATCTTGTCGTTAGCATCATCTAACTTTAACATTAGATCAGTATACTTTTCGAGATCAATGTTGACTTCGTTTCTGTTGTCTACTTCGCTCATTTTAATTCCTTTTACGTTTACTATTCGCCTGTCTCATTCTCTCGTTTTCTTTTTCAATGTGTTCTTTCAGAAGATTTAGGTAAATTTCCCTTTCCCATGGAATCATATTCTCAAGTTCTGTTAAACTGTACTTATGATACTGCATCAAAGTAAAGTTTGTTTTATAATAACTTATAAAGTTATCATGTGAAAGGGCTACTAAAAAAAATTCTGTAAGCCTTTAATCTGTCTAACTCTTTCATCCTTACATTTAGGGCAGACAGTTTTTGTTGTAAGCGACAATGTTGGAATGTCTTCATAGAATTTAGTAATTTTACTAAATTGGTCTACAGTTAAACTATCTACAAACTTGTCTATTTCTGAATCAGGATATTCATCTAATTCATAAACATTCTCGCTGTCGATAATTCGTCTCATGGACATCCTCATCATTTTTTTGTTTTGCAGTTCTTCATCTTTTGTATCAGTGATGTCGATTAACTGCTGGGCAGATGGATATTTTAAATCAACAAACAATTCTTCTGTGAGTTGAACTCTATCTTCTGCCTTGTAGTTGCCTACAACTTCTACGTCTAAAAGATTTAACTTTGATGGTATCTCGCCATCGCATTCATCTTCTACACAATTGAATGTTACACTAGCCGTTTCACCGATAGACTTTGTTCTTATTTGTAAAAACAAATATTCTATATCTGTTGTTGTTAACTCTTTGACATCAACAGAACCGTCTGAAACAGATGTAACTATTCCTTCTAGCGCCTTAAATATTTCTTTTTGACTATCACTTTCTTTTGCCAATAACAAATTTCTTTGTTCTTTAACAAGAAATGGTCTGTAAGTCACTTCTTGTTGACTAATAGGCAGTGTAGTCGTAAACTTAGGCGCCGCCTGTATTGGTAATTCCATAATTTATCTCCTAATTAACCAAAGAGACCACTTAAGTCTCTCAGTCTATTTTCAAATCTATTTAAAGTCTTACTCTTATTACCAAAAACTCCGAGTAAATCTCTTAAAGCACTAATGCCTCTTATTCCTCTATTTAGACCGCTAACGTTTGACGGTTTTTCATATGAAACATCAAACGTTCTGTAAGCAATAGTGCATTCAAATTTCATAATTTCATCTGTAGATTCCCAAGATAATTCTTGAGCTGCAAATGCTACGGGATATGCTTCGTACAATGTATATTTTAAAGCACTATCTCCTTTTCTTGTTAATTGTGTAATTTCTACTTGGCCAACATAATCATTATAGTAAGAGAAAATAGGCATTGCAGAATTGCCTGTACTTTCTGAACCTGTGTAGACTATGGATTGCCAAGCATCTATTATAAATCTATCTGCAAACGTTGAGTCACATAAAAATGTAAATGTAGCTTCGTCATGTTGTGTTTGAAATGGCATCTTTCTTGTTGCGCCATATTCTGAAAACTCTGTTGTTTCTAATGTTCTACCAGGCAATGTGGCGCTGATACATCTAATACCTTCGAACTTAAAACCTGATAATTTTTCAGGTAAAAATAGATTTACAAGAAATCTATTTGATCTAGCACCTTGATCAAAATTAAATCTAAGACGATCTATGTTTAATTCTTCTCTTTGTTTTCTTCGTTTCTTAGCTGTAGTTACGGTTTCTCCGTATTTGTCTACATTGTAATCTTCTGCCATTTTTTATCCTATGATGATGTTAATACCTTTAAACTGTCTGCATAAACTTTTGTGACTGTATCTTTTTCGAATTGTGCAAGTGGTAACATTGCAACTATGTCCCAATATTCAGGCAGAATTTCCATTGCTGTGCCTTGAATATGGTCCATCCTATATTTCTTTAAACAAGGTTTGAAATATTTCATACGTGTGACGCTACTTAATATTTTATAAGTCATACGTATACGAGTTGTTTCATCGTAGTTTTGATTGTTAGTATACTTGAATAATTCATCTAACAATCTAGCACGATAACGAGGTGGTATGTAATGCAAGTTTAAACCTAGAAAAGTCTTATTTGCATAGTTCATCTCTATCATCAATACGCATGGAAAAGTATCATAGTAAGGCAATACTTCTTCATACTTTGCTATGTAAAAGAAACAGTACATTCTACCGTCAAGAAGTCTAGCAGTTTTTTGTGTCCCTTGACGTGTGTTCGTATAGAATCTATCTGAGGATATTTTTAGTCTTCGAATTCGTTTCGTCAGCCATTTCATGGCATCAGCTGATCGTCTTCGCAATCCGCTAGGTGTTTCTTCAGCTAATCTCTTTAATAGACTCATTTGCTATTATTTATGCTGATCGTAAAATTTTCCGTGTCTATTATTCTATTGTTTTGGGGGTGTAATTCTAAAAAGTAACGTAAATCTTCAAAACTAAAGACGTATGTACCCTTTGTTTCGACTACAACGCCTCCTGTCTCGCCTGAGAGGTCGAATAATTCACGAATGTTATATCTCACGTCACCCCTAAGGATCGGCTTGGAACGCAAATAGGAGTCTCGAATTTCTTTGGAAGTGTCTAAAATACCCCTAATTGACTCATCAGCGTGCATTTCGATGATAATATTAGAAATATTTCTTGCTAGACTTTCCGTTTTAAACATACTCAACCATTCATTGAAATTTAACTCTTTAAAACGTGAAAATTCACCTGTATTATCCCAAATGATCACAGGTTCGTCAAACTTACGTGTCTGCCGGATTGCATATACTCGAGCAGTTCCTGGATGTATGTAAATTCCTTGTGTTGATGGCAACTTAGGTGCTTTGAAGTGCGTAAAAGGCCGTTTGTACAACCCTTGAATAGGCGAATAGAGTCCAGTTGTCTTTATTTCGTTAATTAGATAACCGATCTTAAGTGCGTGAAATGCTTTGGTCTGATTTTGTTTTGCGGATATGAGATCGCCAGGTTCCCATTCGTTTTCTATGTCTCGTAGAAGTGCTTCGACAAATAAACATAGATTATGATCAGTGTAATCTCTTATACCAAATCCCCAATCACTTAAATCTCTATAAGTACAGAGTCTTGGTACACTGATACAATTGTAAAATGCTTCTTCTAGGTCGACATCATGAATATGATAGTCAGTTCTAATCTCTTCTGATGGTAAACGACTCATGTTCTACGATATGTTGTGTTGCTGGAAATAACTCTAAGAAGTATCTCAAATCTTGCTTCTGAAATACGTAATCGTTCTTCGTTTCTACGGTTACGCCTTCTCCTTCTGTTCTAAAGTATTCTGTTATTTCATCATCACACTTGCCTTTCAAAACAGGCAACTCTCTTTTGTACATATCTCTCATCGATGACATCGTTGCGATAAGATCGCTTCTTTCTTCGCCTACATGCATTTCTAAAATTTCACCATCAACATTTGCACCAAACTTATCACGTTGCGTATTAGAGAACACATCCATCCATTGATCGAATGATAAAGGTTCAGTATCAAATTTGTTGTAATTGTCCCAAACGATGACCTTTTTGTCTAATGCTTCCATTTGTAAATAAGCATGAACACGTGACATACCTGGATGGAAAAAGATTTGGTTTTCTTTTGTCATTTTACTTTGTAATGTTGAGTAAAGACCTACTGTTCGTTCTTGGCTGATCAACCAAGATATCTTACAAGCATGATAGAAGTGATTGTAGAATTCTCCTTCTAACAAGTGACCGTTTTCTTTTGTTAAATTAGGTACGTCTGATACGATACCCTTAATTAGATAAGTAGCGTAGTCTACTAAATGACTGTAGTTATAATTACCTGCACCAACCAGATGTTTATCTTTAAGTTCACCATAAGTTGTTAGATATGGTTTACGTCTGTTTTCACAAATCCATTCGAAACATTCTTTCATTTCATTAAGAATAGTTCCTTGTTGATCATCGTTAGCTAAAAAGAAGTGTTTAAACTTCTCGTGTTTGCTAATACCTGTTTCTACTACATCATCAATTAAACGCATTTATAAATTTCTCCACTCTTGTTAAATCTTCTGGTGTGTCTACTGATAAACCCTCATCATCGACTTTGACCATTTTTACATCATAACCATTTTCTAAGAATCTTAACATCTCTACAGATTCAGCACTTTCTAATGGACCAACTTTCAATTTTGGAAACATTTCCAATTTTTCTCTACTGAACATATACAGTCCTAGTTGTTGATTGAATGGCACTTCTACTTTTTGAGTAAACGGTATACCATAGCGAGAGTAATAAATGGCAGTATCATTAAGACCAAGAACAGTCTTAACAACGTTTCTATCGTGAAGTTTGTAATCATCTTTAACTTCGACATAAGCATTTGTTACTCCAATATTGTCATCGTGTGAGTCTATTAATTTATCAATCGCATCTGGATTGATCAAAGGTTCATCACCTTGTATATTTACAAAATGTGTACCGTCTACTAACTCTAAGACTTTTGAACACCTGTCTGTACCAGTCTTGCATTCTTCATTAACAACGATACAACGAATACCTTTGATTGAACAGTATTGACTAATACGTTCATCGTCTGTTAGTACAACAATAGTGTCAAGTCTTTTTGACATGCAAGCCCGATCAAAGACTCTTTGAATCATTGGTACGCCATTGATGAGTGCTAGAGGTTTACCCTCAAAACGAGTCGAGTGCCACCTTGCAGGTATAAACCCTACAGTGAGAGGAGTTGTTCTATTTGGTTCACTGAGACTTCGCATTTCACTTGTCCATATCCATAATTTGCATGTATAAAATCTACGCCTGCTCTCTGAGCACATTCGCAATCACTTTGCATATCGCCGATGTAAACTGTATCTTTGGGATCGATATTACAAAATGCAATAGTATTTAGTAGTTGATCAGGAGAAGGTTTTCCTCTGAGGCCTTTTTTAGGTGAACAGATAAAGTCAAACTCAGGAAATCCTAATGACTCTAATACTGTTTTTGCTCTAACGCCATCTTTAGATGTGCAGATTGCAATCTTACAACCTCTGTTTTTTAGTTCTTCTAATACTTCGAATGTTTTTGGATATATTTCTATTTTATCTAACATAGTGTTAGACATTTCATCGTAAGTCTTTTTAATACTAACGTGATCATGGTGTATACCAATTTCTTCTAGTATATCATTAAATGGTTTACCAATATGTTTGGCATATTCTTCGAATTGAATTTCTATTCTGTGGTTTAATTGTACAATACCCCACGATAGTTTCATATTTGGTAGAGAATCGATTAAGACGCCGTCTAAATCAAAAACGTAAAGCTTCTTCATTTGTTTTTAGGTAAAATCTCCCTTTCTGTTAGTATTCTGAAATTCAACTTTCTGTCATCGCAGTATTCTTGAGCTGCTTTAAATTTCGCCTGATTTATTATGTATGTGTTTACTTCTGTTAAATATCGTTTAGTACGTCTAGTAGGTTCTTTTGGTGGAAACAATTGTTTGTGCGGTTTAACTTCTATGATTTCTCTTATCACTTGACCATGTTTATTCACATACTTAATATAAAAGTCTGGAAAATATCTATGTACTCTTTTGTCTAAAGGTGATCTATAAGGTATGATAAGTTCTTCACTACCCCATTCAATGATACTTTCATTGTTATCACAATAGACCATGAATCGTCTCTCTAATAGAGATCGATAAAATATCCTTGTTGGATCACCCTTATATTTTTTATAGTTCTTGGGTTTAAACCTTCCACTATATGGTTTTTTTGACATAAATAACTAAAAGACTTTCAAGGTATTTATAACACATGGCATATATCGATAAACTCATCAAAAAATTCAATAAGATTCAAGGTTCAATAAACTCTTTAAAAGGGGTAGCAGCTAAAATACAAGCTATCAACTATAACACTGCTATTGATCAATTAGCAGATCAAGTTGAAGAAGCAGAAAACAGAATCAATAAAAGAAGAACAAGTCTTGAAAAATCTTTGTCTGGAGTTGCATTAGCCAATACAGACGCTAAACAAGCACCTAAAATGGCGGAGAAAGGTTTGGTCTATCCTTATCATGATGAGTTAGCTAACTACTTAGTCTTTGATATTAGACCAAGACAAGATGGTGCCGATACAAGAGTTAATATTGGTGATGAAGAAACTAAGTTTACAATGCCAGATGAAATTGCTTTGTATATACCAGATACTTTAATTTCACAAGCAGCTGTACAGTACTCAGAAGAAGGCATAGGAACATTTCAAAGAGCAATTTCTAAAATAGCAGACGCTTTTGGTTCAGGCGACCTTTTAGGTACTATGAAAGATCAAGGTATGAAAGTAGGTAAAGAGTTTGCCATCAATATGTTGAATGAGTTGTCAGGTGGACTTACAAATTTAAAACAAGGTCGAGCATCAAATCCTCAAAAAGAATTGTTACTACAAGGTCTAGGTTTTAGAACATGGGATTTTACATTTGACTTCTTACCAAGATCAGAAGAAGAAGCAAGTCAAGTAAAAGAAATTATTACAACGTTTAGATATGCAATGTTACCAGCTGTAACAACAGGAAAACTCTTTGCTGGTGATAAAGAACAGGAAGATGCAAAAAAAGCAGGTCTAAATGTTGATGAAGAAGGAAATTTCTTTAATTATCCTAATGTGTTTGATATAAGTTTTAGTGGTCCTCTTGGCGATCAAATTGACGGATTTTTACCATCAGTTTGTACAAACGCACAGGTAGATCATACTGGCGGTCAAAAGTTTTCTGCATATGAAGACGGTATGCCAATCAAAACCACTTTAACACTTCAGTTTCAAGAAATTAGAATTTTACATCAACAGAATTACAATGTAGTTAGAGCAGGCGGTGGCGGCCGACTACTAAAAGATTCTATAAGAGATACAGAGACAGACCTTGCACCAGACCCTAACGGATAATAATTATGGCAAAACAATTCTTTAAAAATTTTCCCGAAATCAAAGTAACCTTAGACTCAGGTAAGGTTGTTCGTATAAAAGACTTTTTTAGAAAAAGTAAAATAGAACAAGAAGCAGTCAACGCAATTGTTGAATATACAAAATATGAAATAGTTGATGGTGAGAGACCAGATATTTTAGCTACTAAACTGTATGGCAGTGGCGACTTGCATTGGACATTTTTCTTGGTCAATGACTTTGAGAACTATTACGACTGGCATAAAGACAACGCCACTTTTGAAAAGTATATAAACACAAAATACAATGGTCTAGTTATAACAGCCAATAGTTCTACAGATATAGTATCACGTAATGCAGCTACTGGCGCAGTCACCAAGTTTTTACTAGGTGAAGATGTCACCAGTATTTCTGGTAAAGGCAATATTATACATTTAATGCCTGAGAAAAAACAAATCGTAGTGGATGGAAAAGGATTCACTACAACTGAAACGCTAACAGGTAAAATATCTGGTGCTAGTTTCACACCAAAGAGTGTAATTGATCATAGAGATGCTCCAAGCTATTATAAAAAAGCTGATGGTACAAGAACAAATGTACCAACAACTGATTACGTTGCTGTAAGTAACTATGATCACGAGTATGAGCATAACGAAGAAAAAAGAACAATTAAAATTATAAAACCAAGTTTAATAAATGGAATAGTCAAAAAATTTGAACAAGTAATGTCATCATGAGCCAAAACTTCCTACCAGGTGAGTTAACTGTCGAAATGGTCATGTTAACCAACCAAGAACAAGAATCAGTAGATATCAGAAATTTAGTTACTGATATTACCATCTTTGAATCTATCGATAGTCCTTTTCTCTCTGGTCGTGTTTCAGTTGCAGATGGTTTAGGAATTTTAGAAGATTATAAAATTACAGGTCAAGAAAGTTTAACTATCAAATACCGTGTTAAAACGGTTGTATCAGATGATGGATTCACAACAGAAGAGAACTCTATCTACAGAACTTTTAGAGTTTTCAGCGTATCAGATGTAGACGATGTAGATTTAAAACTTAAAACTTATGTATTAAATTTTGTCGATCCAAAATTATTTACGTGTAGAAAAGTTAGAATCAATAGAGTGTTGAGGGGTTCAATGTCTGAAATACTTTTGAAGGTTTTAAACAAAGATGCTCAATTTGAAAAACTACCAAGACAATATCAAATAGAATGGTGGGAAAAAACAAAAGGTGTACAACAAATAGTTCCAACAAATTGGTCTATTATGAAAACAATAAATTATTGTGTAGACAATGCCGATCCTGAAATAAAAGGACCTTACAAAAATAGTTGTTTCTTATACAGTTCTCTAAATGGCGGTTTTAAATTCATGTCATTAGGTTCGATGTTAAATGGTCAGTTTGAACAAGAGATACCATTTACTTTTTATCCTAGAAACGCAGATATAGACCAAGAAAAATACGCACCAGAAAGTCCAGAAGGATTATCGACTCAGATATTAAGTTTTTATACACAAGAGAGCGGAAATACATTTCGAGGTTTAGAGGACGGCGCATATTCTTCAAAATTAATAACATACGATCCTGTCAGAAAACTTGATGCTGAATACTATTTTGATCTAAAAGAAAATTTTGAAAAAAACAAAGACTCTCATCTTTCAGGATTTGCAATGATACGTACAGGCGATTTTGAAGTAACACATGAAGGTACAGATGTTTCACGTGATACAGCTGAAGCGCAAGAAATCTTTGTTGACTATCCATTACATCAAACATATTTGTCAGGTGGTCACATCGAGTATAGAGTAAATCCTACAAATGCATACTCAGACGAGGCTAAGTTAATTGACGATACTACAAATTCAGCAAAGACACAACCAGTTGGAAATGAATTCAGAGACAATGCAATTTTAGAAAGAAATGCTATGTTGAATCTTTTATCTCAATTTGCCATTTCAGTAACTATACCTATGAGAACTGATATAATGGCAGGACAGATTGTAACACTAATTCTACCTAAACATAAAGTGTCTGGCGATAAGAATATTTTAAATGACAACAGATATCTAATTACTAAAATAGTACATAATGTAACACCATCTCAACATAGAGGTATGATGAATCTAATGGTAGTTCCTGAAAGTTACAAAAACAAAATAGAAGATATCCAAGCACTTGATAACTATGAAGGACCAATAAACGATGATTAGATTTTTTTACGGCATAGTTGAAGATAGAAACGACCCATTACAGATAGGTCGTGTTAGAGTTCGTGTACATAGTGTACATACGGATAACAAAACTCAATTAGCTTCTGCCGATCTGCCTTGGTCTACAGTTATTCTACCAACGACTGCTATAGGATTTTCAGGTTTTGGTCACGGTCATTCATTAGTCGAAGGTTCTACCGTGTTTGGTATGTTTAGAGATGATGACATGCAAGACTTCGTAGTCATGGGTGTTAACATGGGTATTAACCAGACTGGTTATAAAGAAACTATCACAGGTGAATTGTTAGATAGATCAGTCGACAAAGGCTTCAATGATCCTAGAAGAACAGATTACTCTGGTACATTAGACGGTCTAAACCCACCAGAATTGCCGTCAAGAGGCAACGAACTAACATTAAAGATCGAACATTCTCCAAGATTACCAAAAGCATTAGAGATAGATTACAAAGGTAAAGGAAGTAAAATAGAAGAATCATCTGATAGCGAATTGTTTGATGGTACAAGACCATATTATCCTCTCAAAGATTATGAAAATGAATCCGATCTTAACAGATTTGCTAAGGGCGGTGCAATCTATACTCAATTTGATGATCTACCAAATTTAGGTGATTTTAAACCAGATCGTTCAAAGACATTGTATCCTTTTAATAAAGTTCATCACACAGAATCAGGTCACATGATAGAAATGGATGACTCAGTGGGTGGTGAGAGATTAGCAGTCTCACATAGATCAGGTACTTTCTACGAGATACACAAAGACGGAACAGAAGTACATAGAGTTGTCAACGATAATTATACGGTCATATGTAAAGACGATAATGTATACATTGGCGGTAAATGTAATGTTAAAATTTTAGGAGATGCTACCATCGATATCGGTGGTGATGCTAAAATTGATATTGATGGAAAAGCAGACATACATTCAGATAAAGCAATGAAAATCTCATCAAGTATATCAACGACTATCACCGCACCTCTCGTTGACATAAATGGTAAGACTGTTAAACTTAATTCATAATGACTACAGCACCAACATATGATGTACCACAAATCCCCTCGGCATTTCCATGCCCACCAGGTGATATCTTTAATCTTCCTACAAAAGAAGAGTTACTCAATGCAATCAATAAGATTGCACAAATACCAAGTGAAATTAAATCTTTTTTAGTGGAAAAGAAAGATGAGATAACAGAAGACGTAGCAAAAGAATTACAAAAAATATCAGATGAAATCTCTGAGTTCATGGAAAAGATAGCAGACATACTATCTCCGTATTGGCAAAAAGGCACTATTCGTAATTGGCAAAAAGAAGCAAAAGATGCCATCACTGAACTCTTACAGGAATTACATCTCTATGTTCCAACGAAGATAATGGAAATTATCTCAAAACTTATTCCTTTTGATTTTAATATAACTGTTCTTGGCATCGAAATCAATCTTCTAAAGATATTTACTAAAGAAGAACAACTCAGAATCAAGACTCAAATTGCAGAAGATGTTGATAAGTTCTTTGCACAGGTTGCCGAAGAGTTTCAAGGATTCAAAGCAGACTTTGGTGTGTTATGTAATGAGTGGAAAGCAAAGATGACATGGCAGTATATCAAAACTAAAATACAAGAACTACTAACAAACGGTTTACATAGTATCTTTGGTAAGTTGATTGACATGTTCGATGAAATATGGGATTTACTTGGACTGCCTAATCTAATTGCATTGTTTACTTTAGATGTGGGTGCTGAGATTGAAAAAGCAATTGCAAAACTAAGAGAAAAAAGAGACAAGTTAGTAGAGAAAGTCCAAAATGCAGTAGGCGAAGCAAGAGAAAAACTCGAAGAAGAGTTAGCAAGAATTAATGCAGACATATTAAGTGCTATCGAAGATATTAGTCTTTTCGGTTTTAATGTTAGAAGTATTATTGGTGGGTTTATTGATGAGAATGTTGCATCTTTAGAAGAGAAAATTATGGAGTTCAAACTAGCATTAGAAGACTTCAAACAAAATTGGCAGAAGAAGTTATTAATGGAATGGGTAAAGATTGTGAAGAAGTTCTTTGATGCAATCGGTCTAGGAAAAATCTTTGAATTCTTAACATTTACATTTTGTGATTTACTCAATCTAATAGGATTCCCTTTTGCAATCAACATAAGTAATGCGACTTTACCAAAACCTATTCATCCAGAAACAATCAAAGATGCTAGTCTTTTAGCATTGACTGGTGGATTGTTAAAATCAAATGGGTCGCAGACTACGTTTACACCAGAAGGCACAGGTGGAAACAAATACGTTTTAGTTGATGGTCAGAGAACATCAAACTTTACTGAAAATGAAGATGGATCTATCACACTTGATAGTCCTGCTGGAGAAGGCAAGACTGTATACGCAGTAGCAACTAATAAGGAATTTGCATCTTCAGGACAAACAGAATTTAGTATACCTAGTGATGTAAGTGTAAACGATCTCTCAGTATATGTGAGTGGCAAGATAGTTGAACCAGAAGATTACTCAATAAATGCACTTTTGAGACTGGTGATTTTCGACACAGCACCAAATAGAGGATTAATTTCAATCGTATCAACATAATCACTAAAGGAAATGTATAAATAGTTAGATGACCGAGTATCTAAAACCAAATGCCAAAGTTAATGCAGTAAAAGAATCATATTCTGATCTTGATGCTCTTTTTGTTGCTCACCCAATTACTGGTGATATAATGACTAAAAAAGATACAGATGCAATTAAAAGATCGGTCCGTAACATAGTCTTAACAAATAAATTTGAAAGACCTTTTAAACCAAACTTTGGTGCCTCTCTTAGAGATCAACTATTTGAGTTGCGTACTGAGAGATCAAAAGAAAAATTTGCTAAAAGATTAGCAGAAATGATTGAGTTGTACGAACCAAGAGTCTACAACGTTAAAATTGGATTGAATGATGAAGATACTAATGAGATGAATGTTAGAATTTTTTATACAATCAGAAATGCATCAAGAGCACAAAACATAGAATTAACCGTAAGTAGGGTAAGGTAATGGCAGTAAAGAGTTCACAAATTAATACAACAGATCAAGATTTTGATGATATCGTAAGTAATATTAAATCATATTTAAAAGGACAAGAGTTATTCAAAGACTATAACTTCGAAGGTTCGACCATGTCAGTTCTTATTGACATGTTAGCATATGCATCTCACATCGGTGCAATCAATACAAACATAGCAGCTTCAGAAATGTTCTTAGATTCAGCACAACTGAGAAAGAACGTTGTATCACGTGCTAAAGATTTAGGTTTTGTACCTGCATCTGAGAAGGCATCAGCTGCTTATGTCAATATGCAAATGGATAATGTTGTTAACGCAGATGGTACAATCCCTACACCAAGCGATATGACATTATCAAGAGGTCAACAATTCACAACTATCTATGACAATGTAGCATACAATTTTGTTTGCACATCATCAATCACTCCTACAAGATCAAATAAAAGTTTCAATTGGAATAATATAGAACTTGTTCAAGGTCAATACGTAACAGATCAATTTGTTTTTGATTCACAAATTAAAAACTCAAAGTTTGTTTTATCAAATGAAAGAGTTGATAAAAGTAAATTAGTAGTCACTGTTATTTCAAACGGTGTTGAAGAAACGTATGTAGATGCTAAAAGTATTTCTACGATATCTTCATCATCTAAAGTTTTTTATACACAAGAAAACGAAGAAGGATTTGTAGAGTTTTATTTTGGTGATGGTGTTCTTGGTAATCAACTATTAGATGGTGATATCATCAATGCAGTTTATGTAGTAGTTGATTTAGAACATGCTGAGGGTGCCAAAAGATTTACACTTACACAACCAATCAATGGTTTTATAAGTGCTACTGTTACAACTGTAACTGAAGCAACAGGTGGTGCTGAAAAAGAATCAATAGATTCTATTAAATTTAAAGCAACAAAATTCTACACATCACAAAACAGATTGGTCACATTGAACGACTATAAAGCAAAAGTAAGTGAATACTATCCAAACGCCGATGCAGTTGCAGTTTGGGGTGGTGAAGATAACGATCCACCTGATTATGGTAAAGTCTTCTTGTCACTTAAACCACAAAACTCAGATTATTTGTCTGAGTTTGAAAAAGCAGATGTTATCAAAAAACTAAATGCATTAAACATGGTTACAGTTAAACCAGTAATTGTTGATGCAGACATTGTTAAGATTCTGGTAACAACTGTATTTAAATACGATTCACGTGCTACTCAACTCTCAATTGGAGAAATGAAATCAGTAGTTAGAGCTGCTATCGTAAATTTCGACAATACAAATTTAAGTAACTTTGATTCAATCTTTAGACATTCAAAATTAGTCAAAGCAATTGATGAATCAGAGGGATCGATTCTATCTAACTCAACAAACATTAGATTGAGAAAATCTCAAAAGGTAGAATTAAACAAACAAAAAGGATTAGAAATTAAATTTGGAAATGGTTTCTACCATCCTCATGACGGACACAATAAAGCAGGTGGTGGTATTTTAGTATCATCTGGTTTCAAAGTACAAGGCGATTCAGTCAACGATCATTTCTTTGATGATGACGGATCAGGTAAGATCAGAAGATATGTTTTAGCTTCTGGTGTTAGAACTATAAAAGATTACGAGGCAGGTACCATAGATTATGGTACAGGAAAGATTACGATTGATGCCATCACTATCACTGGTACAACCAATAGTGATACCTCAATCGACTTCACAGTTCTACCTTCTAGCAACGATGTTGTTGCAGTTAGAGGTTCTCTAATTGATATCAGTGTCGATGATATAAACGTAGACGGCGAAGTAGACACCATCGCAAGTGGTGAGAGTAGTGCTGGTGTAGGATACACTTCTACATCCAACACAAATTATTAATATGCATAAAGTGGTCACGGAATTTACCGTGAGTAGTTTCCCATTCAATTGGATTATAGGAGGAAAAGAGAATGGCAGATAAAAAAATAACAGCGCTTAGTTTAATAGGTGAAGCACAAATTAACGAAGGTGATTTACTTCACATCGTTGACGATCCTTCAGGAACACCTATAAACAAGAACATGACCTTAAAAAGGTTATTCAATAATGTTCCATCATTTTTAGCATTTAACGATGTTGAAACATTGGATGAATCTTCAACAGAGATTGAAGCATCAGAAGCAGTATCAATTGTTGACTTCACTGGTTACGGTGGTGGTACAGCAGTTTCTATGACTTTAGATGCTCCTTCACATGAAGGTCAACTTAAAATTATTGTCAGAAAAGATGACAACGTTGCTCAAGACTTAAACGTTAACGCAACAGGTTGGAATACTGGTACAACTACTGATTCAGTTTCATTAGAATCTGATACTTCAGTTGTTTTAATTGGTATTGGTTCGTTATGGTACCATCTAGCATCTGGCGGTAGAGGCACAGTAACAGTTAGCTAATTATGTCTCATCAAAATCACGTCTATGACAGACTATCAACGAGGTTACCATCTCTCTTACCAGATCATTTAAGAGAAGATGCACCTGTATTTGAAAGTTTTTTAGAGGCGTATTTTGAGTACTTAGAGTCCGAAATTCTAGTGCTTGATAGTATTCAAGCACTAGACGGCATTCGATTAGAGGACGGCACTCAGAAAGAAAGGGGTGCCATCCTTTTTGAAAAGAATACTTTTGCAGGCAATCCAGAAGCAGACTCATCAAAGATACTTCTCAACGCCTCATCATTGTCTGATATTCAATCAGACCCTTTTACTAAAGATGAATACATTTATGGTCAATCTAGTGGTTCAATCGCTAAGATTAGAGTTATAAATGATAAAACATTTTTAGTTGATACAATATCAGGAAATGGTTTCACAGTAGGTGAAACTATTGTTGGTAGATCAGGCAATCAAACAGGTGTTGTTAAAACATACAAAGAAAATAGTATTGTCGCATCAAATAGATTACTAGACTATTCTGATATTGATAGAACATTAGAAACATTTTTAAAATACTTTCAAAAAGATTTTATACCGTCTCTTAATCTGAGAGACACACAAAATCCTAGACTTACATTAAAGAACATAGGTACTTTATACAAAGAGAAAGGTACTGAAAAGTCCATACAATTCTTAATGAGAATTCTATATGGTGAATCTTCTTCTGTTAGATATCCTATAGAAGAAACATTCTTTGCTTCAGAGTCAGAGTACGAAGAAGAAAGACAATGTAATGTCATCATGTCAGTTGGCCAAGTGCCAAAAGAGACTGACAAAATATTACAATACAGCGATGATGATGCAACTTTAGTAGTTGCTGAAGCAATCGTTGAAAAGGTTGGTATTATATCTGAAATAGACAGACAGTATCAACTTACAATTTCCAGAACACACAGAGGCACATTTCAACCAAACAAACAAGTTAAACTTGTAGATAGAGATGGTGTCACAATTTATACAGGTACTTTAACAGGTATCATATCTCAAGTCAAAAAAGATGACTCAGGCACTTATTTTCAATTAGAAGACAATTCAGGTAGTTTAAGATACGAATCAGGAAATGCCTCTTCTGGTTATACAGAAAGTAACCCAAATACCGAATCAGAGATGGGCGGTGGGTTATTATTTGAACGTGCAAGAGTTGGATCAATGTATGATCTAAACGATCAAATTAGATTCACAGGTTCAAAAGTAGATGCTAGTGAAATAGATGCAGTAGCAACTGTATCAGAATTGACTAGAGGTCCAATAGAACACATATACATTGAAAATGCAGGTACAGGTTATTCAGCAAACGATATTATTGTATTTGAAGAAGCAGGTACAGAGGGTGCTGGTGCAGAAGCGATAATAGCTGCTACTGGTGACGAACTTATTTTAGAAAACGCTACAGCATTTGATCAGTACGAATTTACTGCAACTGCTGGTCAAACTACATTTGGTGGTTTAGGTGCAAGAGATTTAAATAATAAACCTATCGCACTGAATGGTCTACAAGTTAAAGTGTTTGTAGATGGTATAGAACAGAGCAGACAAAACTATACAATTTTTTTAGATAGAGTGGTATTTGACACATCACCAACACCTGCTGGTGGTGAAAGAGTTGAATTAATATCAGAGTTTACTAGAGTTACTTTAGAACAAACAACAACTGGCGTCAATGGTTCAGTTGTCATGATCGAAGATGGTAATAATCCAGATAATGATCAGAGAATTAGAAGAATAGCAATTACTTCAGGTGGTACAGGATATCAAACACTACCTAGAGTATTTCCAGGTGGTTACATTTATGTAGATAACTACGATAGTTTTACAGTTGGTGAAACTGTAACCAATCAGGCTGCTACTGCAAACGGTGTTATATCACGTATTGATTCAAAGAACAAAAGACTTGTAATTAAAAAGACTGAATCTAATATAGGTCACTTTGTAACTTCAGATATCATAACAGGTTCTTCTTCTGGTACAGAAGGCACAATTAAACAATCAACAGTCACAGCAGGTGAAGGTGCAAGTCTATTTGCTTGGTCATCTAAGGTCGGTGGTGTTGGCAAGATCAGAATCACATCACAAGGTTATAACTTTGATGAACATGCAGTTTTAGGCGGTGATTCATATTACAATATGTTGATTGGTAATCCAACTGCTGTAGCTGATTTAACAAAAGGTGTAACGTTTACTGGCAGAAAATCTGGTGCAACAGGTGAGGTAATATCATTTGATGAACAAAGAAATTTACTTAAGTTTACAAATGTAAGTGGTACATTTGCTGAAAACGAATTTATTGATTATGCAAACGGACAATACTTTGAAGTATTGAGATATGACCCATACGAAGCAAGAGGTGAATATGCTGGTGAAGGTGTAATAAACGATAACTTCTTCGGCAATAAAGGTTATGTATCTAGCGATACAACTAACATACACGATGGTCTATTCTATCAATCACATTCATATGTGATTAAAGTTGGTGAATCAATCAATGCGTATAGATCGGCAGTTAAAGATTTAGTCCATCCATCTGGTCACATTTTCTTTGGTGAAGTTGCACTTGATAGATACATCGTACAAGACGATAGAGACGGAAGATTTACAGTCGATCCTAAAAACACACTTGGTATTCAGAATACAACATTCGTACCAACTATACTACTTACAACTTATGCTTCAGAACATTTATTATTAGAAGATGCAGATCCAGATGATGCAACACTAGGTTACTTAGATACAGGTCAAGACCCTAATCTTATCAATGTAAAACAAAGAAAGTTCAAAATATTAACAGAAGATGGTTACTATATTGAAAATGAACAGGCATTCGAGGCTAAAGCATCTACTAAGAAAGAAACATTAGTATTATTCCATACTACAGCATCTGAGTTAGAAGATTTAGCAATGCAAATCAACTTAGATGAAGCAGGCATACCTACAACAGGTACAGACCCAAGAACAGACGGCGCAATCACAGAACCATTAACTGAGTATGGAGATTCGTCACATAGAAACAGACATTTAAATATAAACTCAGTAAGAACATTAATTAGTGCTGTACTTAAGTCTAAACTTAGATCGAGGTACAGTGGTATTTCAGCAATTGATCCTGTATCACAGAAACAATATCAAAATATATCACATGATCCAGTTGCAGAAGAAATAACAATATCAAATCAAAGATCACCAAGATTAGATGGCGTAGTATCAGTATTGAACTTATACAACACTGATAGAGACTATCTGATTATGACTAAAGAAGATGCGGTGTCACCAATTGGTGCTAGACCTTCAGATCAAGGTACAGTGTTCCAATTTGCAGAGTTCTTAGATGAAAGAATAGCATTAGAAGACGGCAATCTCTTTAGAAGTGAAGAACCAAGAAACTATCTAAACCATGAACCACAAAACAGAGATGAGGTTGGTCCAAGAATCGTATTTGAAGATCATGCAAAGATTTACGAATTAAGTGACCCTAATGATCCTGATTCATACAACCCAGCAACAAGTGGTTATGAAGACATAAGTGGTTTAGTAGTTGAATTAGAAGATGAAACTGTACCAGAAATGCCAGAGTATTTCGTAACTGAAAGATCGGCAGAAATGTACGAACCATACTTCTATATGGAAAATGGTGATAGAATGATTTTTGAAGATGGCAATCCAATAACAGACGAAAGATTAGGTTCAGGTAGTAACTTACATAGTTTTGCTCCTATAGGGTCTACATTTAGATCACTAAATAAGATTGCGTATCAACAAACTTATAAGATAGCATATCATATCCACCAAGAATCTGGCAACGCATCAAATATTGTAAACAATATCAATACAGAACCAGACTTTGGTGATAGAATACTTTTAGAAAGTGGCGGAGGTTTCATGTTGGATGAAACTAGCGAGAGTGAAGGACTAAGAATTAGTCAGTTAGATAACCTATTAGGGTTAATGTATATAGCAGAATTACCTCTATATGCGAACAGACGAACTAATATAGCTCATTCTACCTATGTTTCTTCATCAAAAGTTACCAATTCAACCCTAGCAGCATTATAAATAGTTTATAAATAACCGAGGAGTTACAAAAAAATGGCAGCAATAATTTTAGAGAATTTTAGAACGCACAATGCAAAAGAATTTGTTGCAGATTTCAGCGATTCTAAAAATTACATATTCATTGGTAGATCACACGCATGGGTAGATGCTGATGATTCATCAATTGACGATAATAACCCACCAAGTCCAAACAATTCAGTAGAGGAAATATTAGGAGCACAATCAAATATGATTGCTCTTAAACAAGTTTCTTCAGGTGATGTATCACACGGACTTGTAAGATATGACTGGACATCAGGTACAGTATATGACGAGTATAGAGACGATTACGGTGTAGGTACAGCAGTACCTTCAAGTTCAGACGGTTCAATAGTGAACTGGTTTGATGGTAAGGGTTATATAATTACAGACGAATATAAAGTCTATAAGTGTTTAAAAACACCTTATAGCGGTGTAAATCCCGTTAATTCAACAGACCAACCAACTTCAGTTAGTACCACTGATCCTGAAACTACCTCAGACGGATATATGTGGAAATTTATGTATCAAATTACTGCCTCAGATGTTATTAAATTTGTAACTAACGATTTTATTCCTGTAAAGACTCTCGGTGCTAAATCAGGAATTGCTGGTATCGGTACAAACGGTGGATTCGGTTCATCAGCAACCGATGACGGTTCTGCTCAATGGGATGTAGAAAACGATGCGGTTGACGGTGCAGTGTTTAGATATATTGTTAAATCTGCTGGTTCAGGTTATACTGCGACAAGTGGAGGTTCAAGTACATTCACATGTGACATTCCAGTCCAAGGTGACGGTTCAGGTGCTGTTGTAACATTATCATTTGACTCAGGTGAATTAGTAGATGCATATTTTAAAGATTCATCATCATACGGTTCAGGTTACAGACGTGCATCATTAGATACTATCGATGCAAACATCGTAGATGACTCAGCTGCTACACCTATAGCATCAGGTTCAGGTGCAGAAGTTCACGTTGTAATGTCACCAATTGGTGGTCATGGTGCAAATCCAGTTGACGAACTAGGCGGTAACTTCGTAGTAGTAAACTCAAGATTAGAGTTTGGCGAAGGCTCAGGTGATTTCCCAACAGACAACGATTTTAGACAAATTGGTCTAATTAAAAATCCTTTACAAGACTCAGACGGTGCTATTTCAACACTATCAACAATGACTGTAACAAATAGAATTACAGTTGGTAGTGCTTCAGGTATATCAGTAGATGATATTATAACAGATAGTACAACAAACAACGCATCAACAGCAGTTGGTAGAGTTGTATCTAAGTCAGGTAATATTATAAGTTATCAACCGATAGCAAATGGCGGTGGTGAGTTTATATTGTTCCAAAACAATGATGATATTTACATCAATGCTTCTGGTTCAATTGTAACTTCAGTGAATGCCGCTGGTGTAGATGCAGATCATCCAGAGATGAGAAGATTTACTGGTGATATTCTCTATGTTGAGAATAGAGGTCCTGTGTCAAGGGCAGCCGATCAGATTGAAGATATCAAACTGATCATTGAAATGTAATTAGTTGTTTTAAACAACATTAAATAAAATTTAAAACTATGTCAGAGAAAACGGATCTAAATATTACACCATATTACGATGATTACGATGCAGACAAGAAATTTCATAAAGTTCTGTATCGTGCTGGTCGACCAATTCAAGCGAGAGAGTTAACTCAAACTCAATCTATTCTACAAGATCAGGTAGAGAAATTTGGTGATCATTTCTTTAAAGAAGGTTCTATTGTTTCAGGTGCTCAGTCAAACATTGACATGGACATCTATTTTGTCAAAGTACAAAATTCAAATCCAAATGCAAACGGCGATCTAAACGTAGAATCTTATAGAACTAGTTTTCACGGCAAACTCATTCAAGGTTTAACAACAGGTGTAGTAGCAAAAGTTATTTCATCAACTGCTGAAACTGAAGATGATTCTATAACACTATTTGTAAAAGCATTATCACAAGGTACAGACAGCGATGGTTCTTTTATATTCAAAGGTTCAGAAGAAATAAGAGAAGTAGAATTCTCAGCTGACGGTTTTGGATCAACTTCTGCTGTAGCAACAAACAACAACTACTTTAAAACATTATCACAATCATCAACACCAACTGGTCGTGCTTCAATTGCAGAAATTTCAGAAGGTGTAGTTTTTACAAGAGGTTTCTTTGTAAAGGTAGACAAACAACTTATCGTATTAGAAAAATATGCAGGTAATCCTTCATATAGAGTTGGTCTTTCTATCAATGAAACTATCATATCATCAACAGAAGATAATAGTCTCTTAGACAATGCACAAGGCTCATCAAACGATAATGCGCCTGGTGCCGATAGATTAAAATTTGATCTTACATTATCTAAAGTAGCACTAACAGATACTACAAGTGTTAACTTCATTGAATTAGCAAGAGTTAACAATGGTATCATTGAACTATCAATCAATAGACCAATCTATTCTGAAATAGAAAATACTATGGCACGAAGAACCTTTGATGCCAATGGCGATTTTGTTGTAAGACCATTTACTAGTAATTTCAGAGAACATTTAAAAACTTCAGATAACAAAGGGTTTTATCCAATAGCAGAAGGCGGACAAGAAGAGAAGTTTATCATGCAGATATCTGCTGGTAAAGCTTATGTTAGAGGATACGAAATTGAAAAAGCAGGTACATCAAACCTAACAATTAATAAAGCAAGAACAACAGCAGAACTATCTAACGCATCAACACCAGTTAGAATAGGTAATAAATTAAAAATCAACAACATTTATGGAATGCCAGAAATTGGTGATTCAGCTTCAACAAATGCTTTCGAACCAATCAAACTTTACAGTCTACCTAAATCTTCTGCATCAGCATTAAGTGGTAGTGCAGAGAATATTGGTTTTGCAAGAGTTAGACATTTTGATGAGTCAGCTACAGATGAATATCAATTATATCTATTTGATATTAAAATGTTTACTAAAGTTGGAGTTACAACAGCAACCTCAACATTATATGCTAACGGTGATAAACTAACAGACGATATTACAGGCGCAACAGGTATTGTTGCATATGTCGATAGTAATAACATTTATCTACATGATGTAGTAGGACAATTTGTATCAGGTAATAATGTATCAGTTAGAGGTAAGGGAACTGCATCAGCAGTAGCATCAACTAGTGTTCAGGTCTTTAATGTAAGTCAATCTCACTCAGTCGGTCAAGTTTCACCTGCTAGCGTAGGACTAGACTTTAGTGCCGATGTAGTATTAGATGATATATCAGTAATATCTGGTTTAGGTACATTTAATGGCTCAACAAATGAATTACAAGGTGTTGGTTCACAGTTTACTAAAGAAGTAAAAGTTGGTGATCATATCGTTGTTAATGGTACAGAACATAGAGTTTCAGTTGTTACTAACGATACATCGTTAAATGTAGTTACAACAGCTGGTGGTGCAGTGACACCTTCAGCGGCAACACAAGTAGCAGTTATCAGAAAAAGAGCAAAACTTGCAGACCAAGATCAGACATCAAATATATTTGCATGGCCTAGAGATTACGTTTCAGATGTAACACCAACAGGAACAGTAGAAGTCAGAAAACAAGGACTGTTCTCAATGTCAAATGGTACAATCACTTTGACAAAAGAGTCAGACGAAACATTCTCAGACTTTGGTGATGACAAATATCAATTTACTAAATTATCACTAAACGGAACTGGTGATGTCGTAGCATTAGGTGACGTGTTAGTCGCAGACGATGTAACTTTTGGTACACCAGGTACTTCATTAGATGTTACATTCAGTGATTCAGGATCAGGTGCTCAAATATTAGCAACTTATACTGTTAAGAGAACAGCACCTGCTGTAAAGTCAAAAGCTTTAGAAAAATTCAGATCAGTTTCATTTAGATCATCTAATAGTGATAAACCTTTCTATGGTCTTGCATACGATCACAAAGAATTGAATCTATGTGTACCAGATGTCTATAAAATACATGCAGTTTTAGAGGCAGTTCCAGGCACAACTTCAGGTTCAAATAGTCAGGCAACACCACCAAACGCAACTGTAACAATAAGTTCAGGTTCTTTTGCATTAAAAGAAGAGATTGTAGGTCAATCATCAACAGCAAGAGCATTATTGATCAATTGGGGTGGTGATACAAACACATCATACTTTGTATACTTAAATGATATACCTTTCATTGACGGTGAGACAATTGTTGGCCAAACAAGTTCAGGTATCGCTGTACTATCAAACTTAAGTGCAGGTTCACCAAACATTAAGAACAACTATTTCTTAGACAATGGCCAAAGAGATGGTTATTATGACTTCTCAAAACTAGTTTTAAAACAAGGTAGATCAGCACCTAACAATCCTGTGACTGTTATCTTTGACATGTTTAGTAGAGGTGGTACAGGAGATTACTACTCAGTAAATTCTTATAACAGTGCTGATGTTGAGTACAAAGATATACCAAATTACTCACCAAATAAAGTAGACTTAGGTGGTTTTGAACCAGACGGTAAGTTCGAATTATCAGATGCAGTAGACTTTAGACCATCAACAGACTTTTTACCTGGCACTAATTTCCAAGATGATGATACAAATGCTTATGATCAGAACGATCCATTAAACTTATCAGATAATACAAAAGTAACAGCTGCACCATTTGTATACACATCAAGGGTGTTTAACGATGTCGACAATGGAACAATTTCATGTCCAATGCCTACATCTTCAGTGACAGCAGATATAGATTTCTATGTACCTAGAATTGATAAAGTATTCTTAACTAGAAATGGTAAGTTTGAAGTTTCTATTGGTTATCCTGATATTAGTCCTCAAAAACCAAATCAGTTAGATGATGCAATTGAAATGTTCGAATTGTTCATACCTGCTTACACATCAAACTTAAAAGAAATCAATTTAAAACAATTTGATCATCGTAGATATACGATGAAAGATATTGGTAGAATAAACCAAAGACTTACAAACATTGAAAGAATTACAGCACTATCTTTATTAGAAAAAGATACACAATCAAAACAAATTTTAGATGCAGACGGATTTGACAGATATAAATCAGGCTTCTTAGTAGATAACTTTAGAGGTCATAAGATTGGTGATGTTTCACATCCAGACTATGAATGTGCTATCGATACAAAACTAGGTCAATTAAGACCTAAACACCATACTCAGTTCTTTGATATCATTGCTAACTCAGCATTGTCACGTAACTATAAGAAGTCTGGTGATATTATCACATTACCATATACAGAAAGATCATTTGTTAATCAAAATAAGGCATCTAGGTCATTAAATGTTAACCCATACGCTGTGTTTGCATTTATTGGTCACGTTAAACTAAGTCCAGAGACAGACATCTGGCAAGACACAGAACAATTACCAGAAGTAAGAGTTAACAGAGAAGGCAACTTCGATGCAGTATTAGCAGAGAACGAAAACGCATTAGGCACTGTTTGGAACGCATGGCAGACTACATGGGTAGGTGAACCTACAGTTGTAGAGACAGAGACATTATCAAGTGTTCCAGCAGCTTGGAACGGTGATCCTTCACAAGGTGGTGAATATACACCTAATACTACTGTTACAAGAAATGTAACAGAAACACCTGAGTCTCAGATCAGAACAGGTGTTAGAACATCGGTTGTAGAAGAGTTAGTTGAAACACGTAACGATAGAATTGTTAGTGTCACAATTGTACCATTCTGTAGACCAAGAGACATTGAAATAGATGCAGTTAACTTAAAACCAAACACAAACCATTACGTATTCTTTGATGGTATCGATGTAAACTCATATGTAAAACCATTCAGTACACTGTACAGTAAAGATGGTGGTACATCATACGATCAAATAGTAAAAACAGATGGTAACGGTAGATTAAGAGCAACATTCAGTTTACCTAACGATAGATTCCAGAGATTCCCAACTGGTGCTAGAGAAATGGTTATTACATCAAGTTCAAATAACCTTTCTAACCCAGCATCACGAGGTAATGCAATCTATCAAGCACAAGGTTTATTACAAGCTTCACAAACTGAAATTGTATCAACAAGGAATGGTAGAGTAGTTATTGAAAGGCTATCTGCTGAGAGACAAATAGTAAGAAGAGGTGAGTTATTAAACGTAACACCTGGTACAGGTACACCACCTGAGCCAAGTCCAGAACCACCTGCAACTCCAGCACCTACACCTACACCAGAACCTACTGAGGCACCTATACCGAGTCCAACACCGACTCCAGAGCCTACACCAAGTCCTACACCGACACCTACGCCGACGCCAGCGCCGACAACAACTCCTGCGCCTACACCGTCGCCTACACCGACACCGACACCAACGCCGACACCAACAAGTACGCCGATACCGTCACCACCGCCTATTGATGACCCTAGAGATTTTTGGGACGTTGATCCTAGAATTCCTAGAATATTCGATGAGAGAGAATTGCGTGAGACAGAGTGGGTCGATCCATTAGCAGAATCATTCTTAGTAGATATGGATGGTGGCATGATGTTGTCTTCAGTTGATCTATTCTTTAGAACTAAAGACGATGCACTACCAGTGTCAGTACAAGTTAGAAACATGGTGAATGGTTATCCAGGTCAGTTAGTATTACCATTCTCAACAGTATCTAAGAATCCAAACGAAGTTAATATTTCAGAAGACGGTTCAAGTGCTACAACATTTACATTTGATTCGCCTGTATACCTAGAGAAAGGTAAAGAATACTGTTTCGTAGTTTTATCAAACTCAAACGAATACGAATGTTTCATATCCAGAATGGGTGAAAACGATTTAATTACTGGTGAAACAATTTCAGGACAACCATATGCTGGTTCATTGTTCTTATCACAAAACGCATCAACATGGACAGCAGAACAAACAGACGATCTCAAGTTCAATCTTAAGATTGCACAATTCGATACCTCAAAAGTTGCAGAAGTTGTGTTTGAAAACGATTTTATCGGAGATGTAAAACTACAAGAGAATCCAGTTCAAACATTTGCTGGTCAAAGTTATGTTAAGATATTAAACTACTCACACGGTATGTACGAAACAACTTCACACGTAACAATAGCAGGCGTGAAAGGCGATAAAGAAGATGGCGTAGTAGAGATTGGCACACCAAGTGCTATTAGTGCTGCCGTAACAGCACAGACATACGAGACTGGTGGAAGTAATGATGCTGTTGTAACAGGTGGTACAGGTACAGGTCTTAAAGTCAAAGTAGTTGTAGACGCTGGAGATTTAGATGCAGTAAACTCAATTAAGATTACTGATCCAGGTAGTGACTACGCAGTGAACGACACTATTACAGTCACAATCGACAGTCAAACATTTACAGTAAGTGTCACCAATGTTGAAAACACATTGGGTGGTATTCCAGTTGCAGCTATTAACGGTACACACGAGAGTCTACAAGATTATAGTATAGACTCATTTAATGTTCTACCTAGAACATCTGTAATGTCATCTTATGACTTAGAAGGCGGCACAAGTTTTGTTGCAACTCAAAGTGTAGATGGCGGTGGTAGTCAAGTTAGAAGTACAAGAAACATCTATTATGATGCAATTCATACAATGATACCTTCTATAACATTTAATAATACTCAAATATTCTCAAGTATTAATAGAACAGGTATGGGTTCACCAGAAGATTCAAACTTAGATACTGAATATGTAAGAAGAACTGCAAATGACTTTATTAAATTAAACGATAACGTTTACTTCAGTAGACCAAGTGTTGTTGCATCACCCCTCAACGAATTAGAGAGAATGGGTAACCAGAGATCATTTAGATTATTACTACAAATGAGATCATCAAATCCAAACGTATCACCTTACATTGATACAGGTACAATTGGTTGTCTAGGTATTATGAACAGAATTAATGATATTGATTCTGCTGCCGATCTATCAGATGGTGAAGTTTACGTACCATCAACAGAACCAGATGGCGATAACAACGCAATGGTATACACAACAAGATTGGTAAGTTTAAAGAATCCTGCTACATCATTGAAAGTTTTATCAGATAACTTTAGACCACCTAACTCAGACATTAAAGTTTTATACAAACTCATCAAAAACGATGAAGATACACCAGTAGATGATTTAGGATTTGAATTCTTTAACTCAACTGGTGGTCCTGACACAGCTATTGATCAAGACGCTAGAAACTTTAAAGAATACGAATACACAGCAGACAACTTACCTGAATTTACAGGTTTTGTAATTAAGATTGTAGGACAGGCTACAAACACATCTCAAGTACCAATAATTTCTGGTCTTAGATGTATAGCATTAGCATGATAAAGGTTGAAGGACATTCAAATCTAATTAGAGAAGAACGTTCACAAGCAATTATCAATACAGATGTTGAACAGTTTAAATTGGTAATGAGAAGAAGACAAATCATTGCTTCTCAGAAAAAGGAAATAAATAGTTTAAGACAAGAAGTAACCGAAGTTAAGGAACTTCTTAGAAAGATAGAAGAGAAAATAAATGGCTAAAACAGTAGACAGTTTCAGTACTATAGAAAATTTTAGACAACAATATAATGTGTTGGCTAATGACGTGGGTGATATTAGTGGTCTTAGAACTACTGCTCAAGCAACTTTAGTTGACGCTGTTAATAGTGTAGAAGATAAAGCATTTTACTTCCAAGAGTATGTGTATATTGCAACTGGTGGTGAAACGCATTTCGAAGGCGCTGATCAGTTTAACAATGTGATGAAATTTGTACAAGACCGAATTCAGGTCTTTGTCAACGGTTCTCACTTAATAGAAGGTATAGACTATCAGATCACTAGCCAAAATTCAGATGGTAGTTATGGAAGAATTAACTTACAAGGTGCTACATACGGTTCTGGTTTATCAAATGGCGATAGATTCGTTCTATATTCTTACACAGGTTCATACTTAGGTACTGCATTAGCAAGTACAGGTGCTTCATACTGGCAGTTATCAGATACAAACTCAATCTTTAACAACAACTCAAATGGTGTTATTCTTAATGCTTCAAACACAAATAACACAACAGAATTAGAGACTGGTTTCAACATTCAACTTGCAGGTAAAACATTTGCAGAAGATGATATAACAATCACAACAGGCGGTGTAATGACTGCGCCTACAATTACTGATAGCACCATGAGTATCAACTCAGGTAGTATTACTGGTGGTGTAAATGCAAACTTTAGCGCAACAGTCAACGTGGGTACATTGAGTGATGGAACTGCAACACTTACAGGCGGTGATTTAAATGCCTCAACAGTTACAACTACTGGCGCTTTAACAGTTAATGGATTATCATCACTGAATGGTAACATCGATTTAGGTAACGCATCTAGTGATACAATATCATTCACAGGTTCAATAGACTCAGATGTTTTACCAAGTGCTAACAACACACACGAACTTGGAAGTAGTATACTAAAATGGCAGAACATTCATGCAACAGACATGACTGCAACTACTTTTAATGGTAATCTAAAAGGTGATGTTCTATCAAGTGGTGGTCAAACAATCATCGATAACGGTACAAATGGTACCGATGCTACTGCAAGATTATCTACAATTACAGCAGACGGTTCAACAACAGTTTTAAATGTATCAACAGGACATCTTACAGGTACAGTTTCGAGTTTATCAAACCACGACACTGATGATTTAACAGAAGGAAGTTCTAATCTTTATTATACAGACGGTAGAGCAGACGCTAGAATCGCAGCTGCTAGTATCGATGATCTTTCAGATGTAAATACAAGTGGCGCAAATACTAATAGTGTTCTTAAGTACAACGGTTCTAGTTTTGTAGTTGATGACATTGTAGAAAGAATTGCTGACACAGTCGGTACAATGATTAGTTCAAACACTGAATCAGGTCTTTCAGTTACCTATGATGACTCAGATAATACTTTAGATTTAGTTTTAGATAATTCAGACTTTTCATTGACTGGTGCAGTTACAGGTTCAGTCACACAGACTGCTAAAGGCAATGTATCAATAAACACAACAATGAACTCTGCTATATCTGATTTAACAGATGTAGGTAGTACATCTAGTGCATCTGCTGGTCAAATACTAGTATTTGATTCTAATGGTGATTTACAAGTTGCAGATAACTCAACAGGTACCGATTCTATATCAGAACAAACTAATAAATACTTTACAGATGATAGAGTAAATAGTGTCATATCTGCTGGTTCAGGTCTTGCGAAATCTTATAACGCAGGTTCTTCAGGTGATTCATTAGATGGTGTTGCTACTTTATCAGTGAACACATCAAACGGTGTTAAATTAGACGGCGATGATGTTGAGTTAGATTATGAAGTTGTTAGTGCTTCTTCACTATCTGGTACACCAAGTGGTACAGGTAAAGAAGTTGGACATTTATGGTTTGTGATATGATATGGCAGATAAAATTTACATTAAACACAATTTAAATGGCGGTAGTTTTCAGCAACCTTACATAGCAAGGCAACCTGCTAACATTCAAGAACCAAATATAAGACAACAACCATCGATTGTTCCTTATACGTTTCAGTCTCCTTCGACTTATCAGAATCAACAACCAATAATTTATCGAAATCCTGTTAATAGGCAAAATCCTTTTATAAGAAACGCACAGCAACCTAACATAAGATCGAGACAAAATCCTTTTATAAGAAACGCACAACAAACGTATACTTATCAGGCCGATGCACAATCACCTTATATTGCTAATAGACAGAATCCGTATCCGTATCCTGCAAACGCACAAACACCGTTTACGTATCAACATCAAAGTCCTTCAACTTATAGAGACCCAAGAAATGCACAGGTTATAGTTGCGTATCAACATCAATCACCTAGTACATATCGTGACCCAAGAAGTTACAGAAATCCTGTAAGTTATGCTTATAGATCACCTAGTACATATCGTGACCCAAGAAGTTACAGAAATCCTGTAACATATCAGGCACAACAACCTACTACGTATCAACACCAGTCACCAGCAAATATAAACGCACAGGAGTCAAATCAACAACCTGTACCTTATAGAGTGCCTTCAACTTATCAAGCACAACAAAGAAGTCCTCAAACATATAGGGTGCCATCGATTTATCAAAATCCGTTTACGTATCAGGCGCAAAGACCATCGCCTTACATTTATCAATCGCCTTCGACTTATTCAGCACAAGGCCAAACGCCTTACATATATCAGTCACCATCGACTGCTCAGGTACCAACATCATATGAAGGTATTGTAGGCGAATCAGCACTGTCTGGAAGTTCAACAGCAACAAGTGCAACTTTAGCTAATCAACCGAACCCTCAACCTTGGGGCTCAGGTATAAGTAATCCTGTTTGGGATGTATATCCTTTTGGTGGTAGTACGAATTATATAAATTCTGACCCACCTTCAGGAACTGCTTCTATGTTTAGTGTACCAAGTTGGAATACTCTTCAATTAGCAACTGGTAATCCTGGTTTTAATCATACCGAATGTGGTTGTTATATGCAATTTGATTTTGCAGCTAACAATAATACTGTTCAGACAAATCCTTTAGGGGCTTTTAGAATATCGTATGGTCATTATAACTCTTTTAGTAATAGTGGTTGGAGTTTTTATTATAGATTTTATATGCCTATTACCGATTTGAATGCTAATGGTATAATTGACGATACTTGGAATTTTGATGTAGCATATTATGCAAGTGGTGAATCGGTATCAGGTACTCAAGCTCAAACAAATTGTTACGGAGGAGGTGGAAACAGTTATGGATTTTATCCACATGTTTGTGGAAAAACCAGAGGCCAATATTATAATTTCTGGTCTGGTTCAACTTCAAGGGGTGGATTTAATGGTACTCGCACTGCTAGATTTTTTAAGTGGGGTGTATACGACAGCACAGGTAATCCAGTACAATTAACATCAAATGATGTTTATTTTGGAATAAAAGCAACAAAAGGCACAGACACTTATTATACATATTTTCATATAGCTTCATACTTCAACGGTTCTTGGTCATCAAGCCCCATAAGTTTAAGAGCAGCATATAATGCAGGTAGTGGGGGGCCAATAATAGTATAAAATGCCAACCGTACAAGTAACATATAGCAATTCAAACGCAACGCCAGGACAACAGCCGTATCCTTATATTGCTAATAGACAAAATTCTACTAACGGTACTACGCCTGTGCCGTACATTGCTAATGCCCGTGCATCAGCAAACGCTCAGACAGTTGCTAATACTAGAGTGCCTATTCCTTACATAGCAAACGCACAGACAGCTGCTATCGCAAGAAGTCCATTTCAATCACCATACATTGCACAACAACAGAATCCGTTTATTAGAAATAGACCATCACCTTATGTTGCAAATCAACGTCAACCAGCAGCTTATCAACATCCTGTTAACAGACAGAATCCGATAATTGGTAGCTATCGTATATCAGCTAATTACAGACATCCTGTAAATAAACAGAATCCGTTTATAAGAAATAAACCTTCACCTACAACTTACAGACATCCTGTTGATAGACAGAATCCATTTATTAGAGATGCAAGACAGCCTTCAACATATCAGGCAACAGGGCGAACACCAACAACATATCAACATAGGCAACCTATAACATATCCTACAACAGGTAGAACACCATTTACGTATCAACATAGATCACCATCGTTCTATCAACATAGAATACCATTTACGTATCAACATAGATCGCCAGATACATATAGGGTTTCTGCTTCTCAACCTTCACCATATATTGCAAATGCTCAGAATACAAGAAGTGGTAACATTGTTGTACAAACTACATATCAACATAGATCACCATTTACATATCAGATAACATATTCTAGCAGAAGACCTATAGGTCCTGTAGCAGAAGTTAAACAAGTTTATGTTAAAGATGCAGACGGTACTGTAAAACAATTAGAAGAAGCATACGTAAAAACTGATCCAACTACAGTAGAAAAAATACATACAAAAGTCCCATATTCCCAATTAAATAATTAGTCCGTATAAATAGTAATATGGCAATTATAGCAAATCTTTACATAGATCAAGGTTCAGACTTCAGCATTACAGTAGATGTAACAAACTCTGATGGTTCAGTTTTAGACCTATCAGGTTATTCAGCAGCTGCACAAATGAGAAAAACATATACGTCTTCTTCAGTAAGTGCAACATTTTCTACATCTATTTCAGAGGCTTCAGGTCAGGTCACTTTGTCTTTAACAGATACACAAACAACTGCTCTAAATCCAGGCAGATATCTGTATGACTTAAACATAACAAGTTCTGGTGGTCAAACTAGTAGAGTTGTCGAAGGACAAGCTATTATAACGCCAGGTGTAACTAGGAGTTAAGTATGGCAATTAAAGGTGTAGTAGGAAGAGTAGCAGGCATCTCAGGAAAGGTGCAAGGTCAAGGTAACTTTAGAGTAAAACAAGTTGCAATTGGTAACTCATCTACTAATGTCAATCTATCAGCTAAATCTATACAAGAACTATCAGATGTAGATGCTAGTGAAACAGATAACGGCCTATTGGCATATAACGCATCGTCTGATAAGTGGGTTACTACCACTGTTATAGACGGCGGAACATTTTAGTCTTATAAATACTATTACAATCAAGGTGTCATTCAGTGAGACACGACCCTCATTGTGAGAGGACGAGATAGATAATGATCTTCTAGGGATATGTGAACTAGAAATTTGCAAATTTTATATTAAACCCAATTCATTTTTTAGGAGAAAAAAATGGCAACAGTTATTCAAATTAAAAGAAGTACAGGAGCGAGTGCGCCAACAGTCTCAGACTTGAGCGAAGGCGAATTAGCGTATGTACAGGATAGATCGAATGACGGTGCTTCTGCTAAATTGTATATCGAGTCAGTAGACTCAGGCTCATCAGCTGTTATTCACGAAATCGGCGGTAAATATTATACCGATATCGTAGACGGTGATGCTCCAACGCCTTCAAACTTTATTGTTGGTAACGGTGCAACTTCTGGTGCTTCATTACAACTTAGAGAAGATTCAGACAACGGTTCAAACTTCGTTGGTCTGAAAGCTCCTGATTCAGTTGCAAGTTCAGTAACCTTTACATTACCATCAGCTGATGGTTCTGCTAACCAGGTTCTTGCAACAGATGCTTCAGGAAACCTTTCTTTCGTATCTACAACTTCAACACTTGCTGGTGCATCAGACTCAGATATTTCTGCTCCTTCATCAGGTCAAATTTTGATCTATGATGGTACAGATTCATTTGATAACGTTTCACTTTCAGGTGACATAACAGTTAACGCTTCAGGTGTTACTGCAATTCAAGCTAACGCAGTTCAAGTAGGAAACATTGACTTCTTAGTTGACGAAGACAACATGGCTTCTGATTCAGACGTTAAAGTTCCTACACAGCAATCTGTTAAAGCATATGTTGATTCACAAGTAACAGCACAAGATTTAGACATCTCAGATGGTACTACATCTATTGCTATCGACCTTGACTCAGAAGTACTTTCTGTTTTAGGTGGTACTGGTGTTTCATCAACTGCTTCAGGCAACGGCGTAACATTAGCAATCGGTCAGGATGTTGGCACATCATCAAACGTACAGTTTAACAACGTACAAGTAGATGGTACACTAACTTCAGATGACATTACATCAACAAATATTGCCGCTTCAGGTAACTTAACAGTTTCAGGTAACTTGACTGTTAACGGTACTACAACTACTGTAAACTCTACAACTACTTCAGTTGCAGATCCAGTGTTTGAAATCGGTGATGACGCTTCAGATGACAACCTAGACAGAGGTATCAAATTTAAGTGGCACAATGGTTCTACTGCTAAAATTGGTTTCTTTGGTATGGATGATTCTGACGGTAAATTTAAATTTATCCAAGACGCTACAGACACATCTTCAGTATTCTCTGGTTCAGTAGGTAACGCAGTATTCGGTAACTTAGAAGTTTCAGGACTTGCACTTTCAGGTTCAATTACTTCTATAGACGGTGCAGCTCCTACAGCAGGACAATTACTAATTGGTAATGGTTCTAACGGAGATATGGAACTTGCTGCTCTTTCAGCTGGCGAAGGTATCGATGTAACAAACGCTGACGGTAGTATAACAATAGCAGGTGAAGATGCAACAGACGCTAATAAAGGTATCGCATCTTTCTCAGCTTCATACTTTACTGTAACATCTGGTGATGTTGCAATCGATGATGCTACAACATCTGCTAAAGGTATTGCTTCATTCGACTCAAGTAACTTTACAGTCTCTTCAGGTGCTGTATCTGTTACTGCTATAGACGGTGGTACATTCTAATTTAACATCTAATCTATAGGAGAGAACAATGGCAACATTAATACAATTTAAAAGGAGTTCTACACAAAGCGCTTTGCCTGGTATAGGTGATCTATCACTAGGTGAATTAGCTGTCAATACTTATCATGGTAGATTTTATACCGAGAAGAATGACGGCTCAGCTGCTGTTGTAGAAGTTGGATCGAATCCAGCTTCTTTAACTGTTAATGATGCTTTCTCTTTTCCTACAAGTGATGGTTCCTCAAATCAGATTTTAAAAACTGATGGTTCAGGAACTTTGAGTTGGTCAGACCAACCATCTTCGGGTGTACAAACATTCACTTACACTATATCATCAACTGGTACTTCAATTACAGGTAACGATGATAATGGTAATTCACTTTCATATACCTCAGGTTATGAACAAGTGTACATTAACGGTGTTAAGTTAGTAGGTGGTGGTGCAGACTATACTGCTACCAGCTCATCAACTATCACATTAACGGAAAATGCTTTAAATGGTGATGTTGTTGAAGTAGTCGCTATTACTAGTGCAGCTAACCTTGTTCAAGGTTACTTCACTACATTATCAGCTACTGCTACTACAGCAGATCAGGTGTTATCAGCAAACGCAATTGCCAACAAGGCAGTTAAGTATGTGATCATGGCATCACATGCATCAGCTGGCACACATTCAGCAGAAGTATTATTGATTAATGATGGCTCGAATTCTTACTTCGTTCAATATGGCGATGTATATTCAGCGTCTTCATTATTCACGTTAAGTTCAGATGTAAATTCAGGAAACATGAGATTGCTTGTGACTCCTGCAAATACTAATACAACATTCAAAACCTTCCAAATTAGGTTATCATAAGGAGTAGACAATGGCTAAAACAAATGCATTTAAAGTCGCTGAGTTAATTAGAGTATTGTCTTACGATTCATCTAATGATGTCATCACTACTTCTAAAGAGTTGGATACTAAACATAGAACGTCTACAGCATTAACAACAACATCTACATCTCAAGTCGACTTGGACACTTTTGCCCATGCTGACTTTAGAGCTGCTAGATATGTTATTGCAATGTCAGAAGGTTCTAACTATCATTCAACTGAGATAGTATTAGTACATGACGGAAGCGCAGTAACCATGACTCAATACGGTACATTGAAAAACACTAGTGTTGCATCATTCGATGCTGACATTAATGGTTCCGACTTGAGACTCAGAATTACACCTGCCTCAGCAAACAGTACAACTATTAAATTCCACAGGACTTTAGTAGGCGCTTAGAACTAAGCAACTTTCTTGAGAGGGGATCACATGATCCCCTTTCTTTTACTTCCAAAAAGTCATAAATAGTACTGAGAATATATTTTTGAGATTATTATGGCAACAAAATCAAAATTTTATGCAGACATAGGACTAGAAACAGGTCAAGACCTGTTGGTCGATGGCGATGCGACAATCACAGGCAATTTAACAGTTAATGGTACACAAACTACCGTTAACAGTACAACCACGTCTGTTATAGACTCAATGATCGAACTTGCGAACTCAAACACGAGTTCAGATACAGTTGACATAGGGTTATATGGTAACTACGATGATGGTTTATCAGACAGCGGCAATGAGTTCACAGGTCTTTTTAGAGATGCTAGTGATTCTACATGGAAATTATTTGACGGTTTAGAAGTAGAACCTACTACAACAGTTAACACTTCAGGCACAGGTTACGCTAAAGCAGCTTTAGAAGTTGGTGATTTAACATGCACTACTATCACTGCTTCAGACACATTAACAATCGATAGTTTGGTTGTTGATAGTAATACAGGTACAACAACCACTACAACATCGGAAACAGACTTAGATTCGTTTTCTTTATCAAATTATCGAAGTGCTAAGTATATTTTACAAGCAACAGAGGGTACAAACTATCACACATCTGAAGTTGTTGTAATTCATGACGGTTCAACTGCTTACTTTACACAATACGCTGAGATAGTTACAAATAGTTCGTTGTATTCAGTATCAGTTGCAGTTGAAAGTGGTAATGTAGTTTTAAAGATTACACCTGCTTCTGCAAACTCGACTGTATTCAAATGGTCACGTCAATTAATTAAAGTATGATTTTTGTTTAAATTTTGTTTAAACCACCTTTTTGAAGAGTAATCTCTACTAAATAATACTGTATACACTCAATTAGGACACACTAACCATGGCAACACAAAATAATTTTGTTATAGAATACGGATTAAACATCGGTTCTACAGAGGTCATAACTAGTGCTGGTAAAATTACCGCTGGATCAGTATCCGCACTAGACTCAGATGACATCACAGAAGGTGCAACGAATCAATATTTTACTAACGCAAAAGCAAGAGGTGCTATTTCATTAGCATCTGGAGAAACGAATTTATCTTATAACTCATCAACGGGTGAGTTTTCATTACCGCAAGTTGACGGAGGTACTATCTAATGGCAGGGGAAAAGAATTTTAATATTAAAAACGGCCTGTCAATCGGTGGAACAGAGGTTATTAGCTCTTCTGGATCATACGTTGGTTCAATTTCAGCATCAGCATTAGATGAGTCAGTAGACGATAGAGTCGCTCAACTTTTAACAGCAGGTACAGGCATCACATTAACATACGATGATTCTGCTAACACACTAACAATCGCTGGTGCAGCCCAATACGGCGACTCAGATGTATTATCATACTTAGGTGGTGGTACATTTGCAGGTAACATCATACCAAGCGCAGATAACACATACGACTTAGGTTCATCAAGTAGAACATGGAAAGACGTATACGTTGGACCTGGTTCTTTATATGTTAACGGACAACAGGTTATTTCAGATGACTCAGGTACAATCGTCTTTAGTGCTGACTCTAACCAAAACATGTCTATACAGACAAGTGGTTCTGGTGATTTAGAGTTAGATGCAACAGGATCAGGTGTTATTGCACTTAAAGGTCCAGTTCAAATCGAAGACGGTAACAATATTACCAACAGTGCAGGAAACAACATCACATTTAGTAACAATATTGCAGTTGATCAAATCGTGTCCAGATCAGCTGATACTAACTTAGTATTGAGTGGTAACGGAAATGGTGTTATTTCACTTAACGATGATGTTACAATCTCAGGTTCACTAACAGTTTCAGGTACAACAACAACTGTAAACTCAGAGACAATTAACCTTGCAGACAACACAATCGCATTAAACAGTAACTTTACTTCAGGTTCACCAACAGAAGATGCTGGTTTGAGTGTAACTAGAGGTAGTTCAACTGCAAAAACATTCTTATGGGATGAGACCAACGATAAATGGACAGTCGGTTCAGAAACTTTTGTTGCAGGAACATTCGAAGGAAACTTAACTGGTAACGTAACTGGTACAGTTACTAGTATTGCTAACCATGACACTGGTGATTTAGCAGAAGGTTCAAACTTATATTTCACTGACGCTAGAGCAGATGCTAGAATCACAGCAGCTCTTATCGATGAAGATAATATGGTGTCTAATAGTGAAACAAGAATACCTTCTCAACAATCAGTTAAAGCATATGTAGATTCACAAGTCGCAAGTAAAGACAATACAGATGAAATAACAGAAGGCTCTACAAACTTATACTTTACAAATGCAAGAGCAGACGCTAGAGTTCAAAATGCAATCGATACAGATGTTAATTTTGGTAGTGCTTCAGATACTTTAGTACCTTCTCAGTTAGCAGTCAAAACTTATGTTGATGCACAAGTAGATACAGCAGATGCATTAAGTGAACTAAGTGGTGATTCAGATGACATTACAGAAGGTTCAACAAACTTATTCTATACAGATGCTAGAGCAAGAGCATCTCTAAGTACAAACTCTGGTGCAGGTGCATATGATTCAAGTACAGGTGCTATTACAATACCTTCAACAACTGCTCATATTTCAGAAGGTTCAAACCTTTACTTTACAAACGCTAGAGCAGATGCTAGAGTTAATGCATTATTACCAGATACAGATTCGTTAACAGAAGGTTCATCAAACTTATACTTCACAGAGGAAAGAGTTGATGACAGAGTAAATGCTTTAGTAACAGCAGGTACAGGCATCACATCAACATACGATGATGTAAATGGTACCTTAACACTTGCAACAACAATTACACAATATGCTGATTCAGATGC